TTAATAGGTATAATATTTGAGTTCCTGCTTAATAAGACTAGGGCTAATTTCTTTCGAATAGCTCTCCAGTTTCCTAGCTTCACTAAAAGTATATTCCCATGAAAACCATCTATGACTTATATCAACAAGGTCAAAAGCCTTTGCTGCAATTAAGTCGTTGTTTCTTTCTTTTAGATTCCTTACCATATTAATAATTATCTCATTCCTCATCGGGTCACCTAAGATATCTTGAGTAGAAGAAGTTTGAATGGTATTGTCATCAGATATTATAAAATGTTTAAGGTTGTCAATATTATCATAAACATCGCTTTCAACATGACCAAAAGGCATGGCATAGAATCTATTAAATATATCTAAGGCTCGATGATCTGTAGAACAGGCAAAAAAATGTAGTTTAATTACCTTCAACTTACTTAAATCATTTTTGGGATGGTTATTAAATTCGTCAACTCTAATTCCATAGTATTCGCAAAACCATGTAATTAATTCCTTGACAAAATATTCAAAAAGGTCGATTTTCATATAACTGAATTATAATTCAAAAATAAATAGAATAGGCGTCTTGTCAGTTAAATCAATGTAATATATACCTAAAATACAAATTATATTGAATCTAAATGATGATTGACTCTCCTTTATTTACTAACATACTAACGTATTACACATTTTATTAGTTTCATTCATTTTATTTTTTACTTAACCACTCCCCTTTTCCAGTGATGATCCATTCAACTGAAACACCATAAGATTCGGATAAAATATTGATGACATAGAAACTAGGAGTCCTGGTCTTTTCCTTTCTCATTCTATGAAAATTGGGATAGATTAAATTATGAACACCGCAAAAATTGAACATATTCTTAATCTTACCTAATTGCTCAAGTCTATCCAGGGCTAAAAAAAATCGCTCGTTCACTTGAACATCGTAAGCTTTTGATCTTACACCTTCAGAAACAACTTCTTTATTTTCCATTTTTGTCAGCAAGGTTAGTCCAGCGTTTAAGCTGGTTGTCGTCGTAATTGTAAGCTGTGAAGTTTGTGGCTGCATTCTTATATTCTTTTAGTTCTTGTTCGGTCATATATGGCAAGTACTGCTCAATCTTTAACATTTCCTGTATATTTTGGTGCAGGAAATATTTAACTTCATTTATAGCGGTATTATCAATCATTTCTCCATCTCCCAAAATCAACCACCTGGCATTCAAATCCGGATAAAGTTTTAATATTTTGGTAACAGGATCCAGACCTACACTCCCACCCTCTTTTACAAGCTTTGCGACATATTGGGGTGTTGCATCAATAACTTCAGCAAAAGTCCTTTGACTTCCACCGCACTTTATATCTATTACTTGTTTTATCCTTAGATTAATTCCCATACCTAACTCTAAATTCTTTTCTGTTCATTGAATAATGGTACCGAAGATTATTATACCATAGATACTTTCCATTTTTAAACATCCGGGAAAAGTCTTTCTGGAAAACAAAACCTTCCACATATGCATCCTCCATTATTAACTCAACTATTTGAGTGAGCTCATTTATGCGCGGCAAATCTGTATGGAAAATATTTATGTTTAAAATCCCAACCAAAGCCCCGACATCCTTATTGCAAAACAGGTTATTGATTTCAATGGCATCAACCTTACACTCCAAGGGCCTTGGCTTAACATGAAAACCACCTAACGGCATTAAATCGTCAGACCATATCTCTCCATGTTTAATATGATCAACAGTATAATGCTGAACATCATAAATCCATTCTTTGATTGAGGCGTTATTCAAAATTTATAAATCAGATGATTCCCATTTTTTCCCACAAGTTTTGCATTTGTAACGGGTAATTTTATGTGTAAATCCAAGTAGTAAGTAAACAATTCCTACCCCAATCAGGCATATCGCAATAAGAGAAATAAAACCACTACTGGCTGATTCATTTATATAACCCATATAATAGAGCAAGCTTCCAATGATAAAAGTCGAAACACCCACTTTGAATTTGTACTTCCGATCTTCGTAAACTATTTTATAACCACCGCAATTCAAACATTGAATTTGTTGTTCCATAAATATTCAATATCAAATTACAACTTACCAATTTTCATCGTCACTTTTAATCATAGATTTATAATATGTCTCAATTACAGAATTGACATATTCATTTAAAGTTTTTACACTTTTTTCATCCCTCACAATTCCTTTCTTATTGAAAAAATCCCCAATCATTTTTTCTCTAAAAATATCTCCAGTATAGGTTGATAATCTATTTACTGAGAAACTTATCCGAACCTTATTATCTTTAAATTCATAAGTTGAAGTATAATTAACATCCCAACTTGGATTCAAATAAAGGACTTTCATTTTGACCGCTTTCTTATCTATTCCGTTTAGAGTAATGCTTTCACCGTCAATTAAAGTCATTACCTCTTTTGGATTCACATACAGTTTGGAGAAATAAACTTGAGATTTTTTATAGAGGTCTGCCTTAGATTTATTGGGTATATCAATTATAACATACTTTTTGGTACTGTCAAGCACGCTGGAAAAACCGTCATAATTAAGCTGTAACTTTTGTAACTCCTGTCCCTTTAAAATAAATGGGAAAATCAATATTAGTAATAGTATTTTTTTCATTCTATCTAGTTTTTTTTATAATTTGAACCACACTAAATATTTGCTCTACTTCATCTAAATAAAGCTCCTCATCAGGATATTCAGGATTTAAAGAGTGAATAGTAATAATGCCTTCTTCAACATCGTGCTTAATGATTTGCTTTATAAGTATACCCTCCGTTTTATGGACAATTACCCAATTATCATAATTATGGGTGTGTAATTTATATATCCATTGATGACGAGGAAGATCTCTCCCAATTGCTATTCTACCAGGAAATATACTTTGTTCAGCCAATTCAGCAGTTTCTAGGCAAACCATACTATCACCCCGAACTTCAAATCCTAAATACGTCCCTCTATGCTCCTGCTCAACAGCAATCACAACATATTCAAAGTCTTCAAAGTACTCCGGATCTGCAAACCCTCTTAGATATCCTGCGTAAGCTTTTGCCGGAACCACTCTCACCTTCATCCCCATTGTTCCATCTGCAGCATATAGGAACTTTAGACTTTTCCCGTCATCATCATCCTTTTGCGGGTAAAGGCTTATAGGCACCGCCTCGTGGCGAGGATTTTTATATTCATCATTAGGCCTAACCATAGGTGTTATCCCGTCGATGAAAAAATGCTCATTTAAATCGGGAAAAGTATTTAGAATTTTCTCCACAAACAAAGGCTTGAAGGCGGTTGCATTTTGAGCCATCTTTCCCAGTCTACCATTACCAACCATTAACATTTGCTCAGCTTCCCTCAGACTTAAACCTCTATATTTCAGAAACAAGCCTAATCTTTCGTGCTGATCTTTAATTTTTTTTTCCTGATTTTCAGACATTTAGAAATTTCTAATGAAATTTCTACATTTTTCTATTTAAGTGTAGAAATTTCTATATACTTTTGTATTATATAACAAAAACAAATGTACTCATATACATTTAAAGAGGCAATCCCAAATAATAACTAAATGTACAACGCGACCAAAAATAGCAGATTGATAGCAGGACTTGTAGATAAGGCCGTGGAGTTCTTTGTCCATAGAAATGAAGTATACTGTGTACATGATGGAAGAACATATGTATTTGAAGAAATTCCACGCTGGATAATAGATATCGTAGAACACGATATGCTAAAACATGAGGATGCTATTAAAGCTCTCGCGCTGTGGGAAAACTTAGCTGATGAAGATTATATAAGACAATACATCATTTGCAGGTTTGGAGGAATAGATGACGAGCCAGACATAGATACTAAAGGAGTGGTTCATGAAGCCGAATATTTTGATTGCGGTTTGAGAGGCACCTGTAAACACGAAGGAAAGCTTTGTACTGCCTTTAAGGTTGCAAATGGCTACTTAACCAAAATGGAGCTAGCGATATTAAAACTTATCAATTTACCTGATAAAATTATTGCAGACAGGCTTTCTATATCAACAGAAACAGTAAGTACACATCAACAAAACATAAGAATTAAAACAGGCTTAAAATCAAAAGTTGAGCTAGCAATTTTTGCACAAAAAAAAGGCATCATATGACAATCGTAACTATTACAAAGGCACCTACTTGGACTGATATGATCACCGACCTTGAACCTGAAGAGCAGCTTAACGCTCCGTATGAGAAGATGCGCGTCATCACCTCTCTTATAAGCGGAACGATAAAGTTAAAATTCCCTGAGCGGAAGTTCACTACGAGAAAGGAAGAGATCGAGGTTAAAAAGAAAATGGTCCAGGTACTGGTAATCACAAGAACAGCATAATCCAGTCAGCAACTCAATCACAACAACAATGAGATTATTCAATCGCAACAACAGAAAAAACGGCAGCTTGCAGCAACAAACTGCCGTTAATCAAAAGCCTTTGGTTCCTGTGATTTGCAGGTATCCACACAGGATTGATGAAAATGGCGACATCCCTACCAGGATTCGCTTTGTAAAATCTACAGCCGAGCCTGATCATAGGTATGTGAATTTCTTCGCTTGGGTTATTCATATCTATTTAATGACAGGATCAGCATTCCTTGCATTTATCATGAAAGGAGGTCGAGATGCAGCACATTGAGTTCACCCTTCAGGCACATGAGATCAGGAGGCTTATGGCAGAGAGCATGGAAATCGGTGTTAAAAAAACCCTTGTAGAGCTCGGTTTATTAACTCCATACCTGAGTAAACAACAGGCATATAAAATGTATGGCCGTGCCCAGGTTGATCGGTGGTTAAAGGAAAAACTGATTTCCAAGATCAAGGACGGCACCAACACTTCAAGTATCAGGCTGTCCAGAATGGAGCTTGAAACAGTGTCCAAAACGAGTAACAGGCACAGCTGGTACAATAACTATGTAATGGAGGAGGACTAATGGAACTGGTATTATTAAGAAAGAACTACCCCTTCACTAAAGCAAGTATTGTCGCCGAGCGATTTGGGAAAAAGAAAAAGGATGTTTTAGGCTTTATAAACAGAGCAGGTTTTTCGGAAGGTTTTTATAATAAAAACTTCTACCTGATTGAGAAAGCAAACAAGGAAACTACGGATGTAAACTTTGATTACTACGTAACATATGACGGATTCACAGCAATTACAGCGGCGTTAAGCGGAACAATAGCAGATAAAGCAAGATCAGAGTTTATCCATGCTTTCGCGAAACATCCGGTTCCAGATGAAGCATGTAAGCTTGGATTCATAAACAAAAACCTCCATCAGTTAGAAACATTCATTAAGCAGCTCAAAGATGAAATTAACTCATAATAATTACAGCGAACCTTCGGAAAGAAGAAAGTATCGCGAGCCAAGCAGGGAAGAAATGATCAAGGGAGATAGAGTAGTTTTTATCCTAATGACCCTTGCAGCAATTGCACTTGCATTAATGATCACCATTTAATCACAACAACAAAAAATAACAGCAATGAAAACAATCAATTTAAACAAACTTATCATCAGGAACTTTAAAGGAATTAAAGAACTGATCATTGATTTCAAAAAGAAAACCGACATTTTCGGGGCTAACGAAGCAGGTAAAACCACAGTATTCGATGCTTTTAACTGGTTACTCTTTGGTAAAGACAGTTATGACCGTAAAGATTTCGGTATTAAAAATACTGTTCACCCTGAGCTAAATCGCCAGGAGCATGAGGTTGAGGGAATACTTTTAATAGATGATGAGATCGTAAATATTAAAAGAATTTACAAAGAGAAATGGACCAAGCCAAAAGGAACAACAAGAGCTATCCATACTGGTAATGAACAAGAATTTTACTGGAATGATGTTCCAATGCAAGCGAACCAGTTCTCTTCAAAAATTAATGAGATTGTTGATGAAACAGTTTTCAAGCTGATTACCAATGCACTTTATTTTAACACGCTACCCTGGAAGAAAAGAAGAGAGTTTTTGTTCAAACTCGCTGGAGAGATATCAGATCAGGACGTAGCCAACACGAACAGTAAGTTCAATGACTTGGTAAATATTTTTTCTTCCAAAGGCCTTGATGGTTATAAAGCTGAAATTAACGCGAAGAAAAAGAAGTTAAAGGATGAATTAGAAGCTATCCCAACCCGAATTGACGAGGCTAGCCGTGCATTACCTGAGAGCAGAGATTTTGCAGCGTTAAAAAATCAGCTGCTTGCCATTGAAAGCAGTATAGCAGATATTGACACCTTACTTAATGATAAAGCCAAGGCGAATAATGAACACTTGCAAAATATTCAGGATAAGCAGCGCAATATCCATAAAATCAAAACTGAGATTCAGGATCTACGCTTTACTGCTGAAAGTAATTTTAACAAAAAGATCAACTCGGTTATTTCAACTCGTTCAGAGTTGAGTGATGCTATTGCAAATATTGAGCGAAACTTAAGGAGTAAAAAAATCCTTATGGATAGTCAGAATGACACCAAAAAAGGATTGGACCTTCGCAGAGATAATCTTCGTTTGCTTTTCGATTCTACTAATGGTAAGGAACTTGAATTCAATGAAAATGAATTCTGTTGTCCGACTTGCAAACGTGATTTTGAAGCGGATGATATCCAGAGTAAAAAGTCTGAAATGCGTAAGAATTTCATGGCGGATAAAAACAAAGCCCTTGATGATATCGAGGCCAAAGGAATCGCTTTAAAACAGGAATCCGAAGCATGCGAACAAATGGTTTCCACATTGACCAACACCATCAATGGTCTTGAATCTGAGTTAGAAGCCGCCAAACTTGCTTTAGTAAATTTTAATCAGGTGAACCAGAATGTTGCAACTAAATTCGATTCTGAGGCATTTGAAAAATCTGAGGCTTTTCAGGAGGTGAATTCAAAATTATTGAAGGCAGAAGAAGATTTATCGCAATCATCGTCTGAAAAACAGGATAATGAAGCTGATGAGCTGAAAATCAAAAAGGTTGAACTAAACCAAGAGCTGGATGCTTTAAAAAAGGAAATCAATCTTGCAGAAGCGATTACTAAGGGCCAGGAACGCATTCAAAAGCTAAAAGATGATGAAAGCAACTATGCAACACAACTTTCACAACTTGAAGAAATAGAGTACAATATTGACGCTTTCACAAAAACAAAAATTGAGCTTATTGAAGCAAGAATTAACGGCAAGTTCCAATATGTTAAGTTCAAAATGTATGACTACACCATTGACAACAATCCGGTTGAGACTTGCGAAACAATGTATAAAGATGTCGCTTTTAGCGATCTAAATACTGCAGGTAAGATTTGGGCAGGTATTGATGTCATCAACACTTTATCGGATCACTTTAAAGTTTATGCACCAATCTTTTTAGATAACCGGGAAAGTATCTCAATGATCCCTGCCACTGATAGCCAGATCGTCAGCCTAATCGTTTCACCGGAAGACAAAGTTTTAAGGGTAGCGTAATGAAAACCAATAAGGCTACCACCTACCCCCTTGTCAGGTGTGATGATTGCAAATTTTATAAAGCAACAGATCACCCAACATTAAAGTATTGCACTGGGATAAATATGGTGCAGCCAGTAGTAGAATTCAGAACATGTTTAATTAAACAAAAAATCAGCAAATAAAATGTCAACAGAACAATCACAACAACAAACAGCAGCAAGAGTACCAGCAAAATTTCAGGAAGGAACAGTTGATTCCATTCTTAAAAGAGTATCAGATTTTCAGAATACCGGAGAATTAGTTTTGCCCGCCAATTACATTCCAGAAAACGCTGTACGTGCGGCCTGGTTAATGCTTATGGAAACCACAGACAGGAATGACAAGCCAGCAATTGAGGTTTGCACTAAAGAGAGTATTGCAAATGCTTTTTTAGAAATGGTTACCAAAGGTCTAAGTGTAGTTAAAAAACAATGTTATTTCGTTGTATACGGCAATAAATTAAGCTTAGAAGACAGCTACATCGGAAAAATAGCAATCGCTAAACGTGAAGCTGGCGTAAAAGAAGTAAATGCAGTAACGATCTACGAAGGCGATATATTCAAATATGAAAATGATATTGAAACAGGCCGTAAAAGGATTTTAGAGCATAAGCAAGAGCTTAAAAACATTAACCCCGATAAGATCGTGGGCGCCTAGGCCATTGTAAATTATACTGATGGTACCCGTGATTGTGAAATCATGACATTACCTCAAATTCATAAAGCCTGGGCGCAAGGTGGCTCCAAAGGATCCTCCCCTGCTCACAAAAACTTCCCTGATCAAATGGCCGAAAAAACAGTGATTAATCGTGCTTTAAAAATTGAGGTTGGCTCTACTGATGACAGCACACTTGTTCGCGATCGTGCATCCGAAGTTGTTAACCATGAAATCAGATCAAATGCCAATACTAAGGAAATTGATTTTGAAGATGCACAAATAATCAACGAGCCAGTGGTACCTGCTGAACTTCCAGAAAAAGAGCAATCGGTACTTGAAAAGGTCGGGCAAGAACTTGCCTCAGCAGAAGAACCAGTTTCAACAGGAAGAAGAGCGAATTTCTAATGAACCTTCACATAGTAGGAACTGGAAGCAAGGGTAATGCCTATATCATCCAAAACGATGATGAGGCATTACTTATCGAGTGTGGAGTGAGATTCAATGAAATCAAAAAAGAATTAAACTTTAACATTTCGAAAGTTGCAGGCATGCTGATAAGCCACAGCCATTTAGATCACTGTAAAGGAGTGAAAGAGGTTACTGCTGCAGGTATTGATGTTTATTGCTTAAAGGAAACGAGCGACACGTTTGGTATAGCAAGCCATAGGATTAATAACATCCAGCCTTTAAAAACATTTATGGTTGGAAACTTTAAAGTGTCCTCATTTGATTTAAAGCATGACGTGCCCTGTCTGGGCTTCATGATTGAACATCCAGAAACGGGAAGATTCTGCTTTATAACCGACACCTATTATTGCGAATACCGTTTACCATCGATGAACAACATTATTGTCGAGGCAAACTATTGCGAAACCATTTTACAAAAACGATTAGAAGCTGGCGAAGAACCAAGCTTTTTACGGGACAGGGTATTGAGAAGTCACATGAGCCTTCAAACATGCATGAAATTCCTCGAAGCAAATGATCTTAAGCAAGTGTACAATATTGTACTGATCCACCTAAGCGACCGAAATAGTCATGCTATCCGGTTTAAAAAAGAAATTAAAGATTTAACCGCCAAAAAAGTAACGGTTGCTGAAAACGGAATTGTTATACCATTTGGCAAAACACCATTTTAAAAATGAATAATCAAATATTGCCAGTAATCGACATAGAGAAATTACAACAAGCAGCAAATGAGTTTGCGATGAAGGGCGCCCTTAAAACCCTTGAAGATTTCTATACGGGCTACAATTCTCCATATCGCAAAGCGATTGAAGATAACCTAAATGGCAAAGGAGTTGAATCCTATAAGATGGAATTGCCTGATATTATAGCGGTATTAAATGAATCTATCTCGAACGAGATTGATGCTATTGCCAATACCGCAATTGCAAAAACATTCGTTCCCTTAGTATCAAAATTTCTTACTCGGCAAGAAAAAGAAATCAAGATGTCCGATATCCTAAAACAGTTTGTTGAGACAGCTGCAACTTACAAAGGCCCTGATCGTGATGATTATAATCTTCAATTAAATTTTAATAGCCAATACAAATGGTATGAAATGGAAATTACCGATGGAATAAGAGCCTACACGGCAACCTTACATTGTGTGTATGCTACACGTGATTTACCCCTAAACCAACGGAAATACCAATTTCTATCCTTACCAAATGATGGTAATGCATACAAGCACTCGATGAAATTATCATGTGATGGTTGCACTTTGGAACTGCCATTTGTAAAAGATGTCCTAAAGGATGAATTTCAATCCTACATCGCAGGTTTATTAATAGCCTCATCTGAAATTAGCCTGGATATAGAATATTTCGAAGAATGGATTTTACCTGATCACGGGTGCCATTGCTAAATAATTAAAAACTTTTAGTTGGGAACTATGATGCAGCAACATCACCCATCTATTTAATTACAACAACAAAAATGAAAGCTACAGAAACATTCCAAAAGACAATTAGTGATTACTTAAAATCACGTGGTGAAAACGATTCACTATTTGCTTTAACACTGAAAAAGCCAAATAAAAATATCGATGACTGTATCAATTACATCTTTGAAACAGTTAAAACAAGCGGATGCAATGGTTTCGCAGATGAAGAAATTTTTAATATGGCGGTCCACTACTACGACGAGGATGATATAAAAGTAAAGGGCAACGTAAGTGGCAAAGTCATAGTGAACCACACAATTGAAAAACCTAAACAAAAAGAGTTGCCATTGGGTGGTCGTGATACCGCAAAGGATGCTCCGAAAAAGCCTGCATTGAAAGTTGTTAAACCTGTATCATCTAAACAAACATCTCTATTCTAATGAAACCATCAAATAAACTTCAACATCGAGTATACTCCTTGAGCAAGGGTTTACCGAAGATGACAAAGGAACAAGAGCAGTGGGCATTTAAGAACTGCCTTGAACATATTGGATACCGTACTAAGTCAAATGTATTCTGTTTGGATTGTGGAAATATTTGGGATGGTGATAAAAAGGCAAAGAACATGGTTTGTCCGGCATGCGGAATAAAATTGAGAATAGTAGATACCAAGAAAAAGAAATTTAGCCAAACTAAGAACAAAATGGCAATAGTTGATGTAGTCGACGGCTTCCAGGTAATCAGGCACTTTGAGATTTGGTCACACCACAGAGCGGGAGAAAAAGCCCGCCAAATGACTCACGAAATCGTACAACAATGGTTTACTCCAGACCTTAATGAAACGATAGTTGGTAGGGTGCAGTTTATTGGCAATGAATCATATACCGGAGATATGGAGATTCGCGGTAGCGGTAGAAGCTGGAGGGGAACAAACTACTATCCGTGGACGCATTTTGTCTATCCAAAATTCAACTGCCTACCAATCTATAAGCGTAATGGATTTACCTCAAGGGTGAGTGACATCGACCTTTTGACCTTGTTCAAAAAACTAATTCACGATAACATTTCTGAAACACTGATCAAGGCCAGACAATTTGATTTGCTTTCTTGCAGGGTCGGAAACAGGGAACACCAAGTCTACAAATTTTGGAACTCAATCAAGATCGCTATTCGCAACAACTACAAAGTCAAGGACGGTTTAACTTGGTTAGACTACCTTGAGTTAGCAAGTTATTTTAAACAGGATCTACATAACCCCAAATATGTATGTCCTAGAAATTTAAAGGATGAACATGATATCCTGGTTAAGCGAAAACAAGAGATTACCCGAGTAGAGGATGAGGCCAGAGCAGCACGAAATGCTATCTTACAAGAAAGAAATGCAGCAAGATCAGCAGAAATTAAGCATATTAAAGATGAAATGGATAGTTCTAAGTACATCCAAGAAAAAGGCAGGTTTTTTGGCCTCTTATTCACTGATGGAGATTTATCTATTCGTGTCCTTAAAACATTGGAGGAGTTTAAGCAGGAGGGAAAAATCCATACTCATTGTGTTTTCACAAATAACTATTTCAGCCTGGAAGATTCCTTAATTTTTTCTGCCTCCGTAAACGGTATTCCAGCTGAAACGATCGAGCTTTCATTATCCAAGATGCAAATTATGCAATCAAGGGGTTTCGATAACAAGCCTACACCATATCATGATCAGATAATAAATTTGGTTAATAAGAATTTGAATTTGATTAGGCGCTGTTTGAAACCGATGAAAGTAAAGAGAGTCTTACAGGAAAGAGTTGGAGCAGTGGCATAAGGTTAATATTGGAAGCATTTAAACCACAAAATAAACTCCAACACCGATAACACTAACAAGTACTATCACCATCACCAGGAATAGTATTAATAATTTTTCAAATGAATCAAGGCTTTGCATGATGATTAAACCCATTGGAAAATAAAAAGTTTTAAGGAATGGTAAATAATTGAGTAAATGAAAAACGGATATTATTCTCTTTCAGGTTCATTTCGGATTAACCCAAATGACCTGGCTAAGATCTTTGAGTTGTACGCTAACGGGCAGTCAATAGATGCGATTGCCCAAGCTTATTCAATTGGTTCTTACACTATAGAGAGACACATCAGGAAATACTATGAAGGAATCATCCCAAAGGAGCTACAGGAACGCGTAACATTAGATTCTAAGGCTAACTATCCAGACGGAATTATCCTTCGACAGGCAAGCTAAAAAACAACACCAACATATCTTTTGGATATACTACATAAAAACATTAAAATTGTAAATTAAATGGCAAGGATTAGAACTATAAAACCAGACTTTTTTAAGCATGAGGATCTGTCGGAGTTATCTCCTATGGTAAGACTTCTCTTCATAGGATTATGGACGCAGGCCGACAGAGAAGGAAAGCTGGAAGATCGTCCTAAAAGATTGAAAATCGAGATATTTCCTTATGATGATTTTGACATTAATGAAGGCTTAAATGCCCTTCAAAATGCGGGATTTATTCTTAGATATTCAGTTGAAAACGCCAACAGTGAAAGCACCATGCTAGCACAGTGCAAGAACAGTGCTAGCACATTTATTAAAATTCTTTCCTTTGTCAAGCACCAACAACCAAACACCAAAGAAGCCCGTAGCACTATCCCTAACCCTGTTTTTACCCAAGCACCATACAAGCACAGTGCCGACACCGTGCTAGCATCACAGGAAGGGGAAAGGGAAAGGAATGGAATAAGGGAAAGGGAACAGGAAGGGGAAGGGAATACGGAATCGACACCCTCCCGAGACCATGAACTCGAAGATTCAATTTTAAATTTTTTCGGGTTCACCGTTCAGCAAAATTTTGATAAAGCCAGAACCGTAAATGAGTTTTGTTTTGCTTTAAAAAATTCTGGAACGCTCAATTATTTCCGAACACAGTTCGACGCCTACAAAGATTTCAAAGAACTCTCTGGCGGATTCGCTCACGGTTTTTATAAATTTTTGGGCGATCAAAAAAAATGTTTTGAAGATGGAGCCTGGAATGCAGAAAACTGGACCTTCCGGTTAAACGAGGAAAAAGAAAAAAGTTCCGCAAAAAAAGAAAAATTCACGAACGGGCAGCAAACCGATCGCGGAATCAATGCGGCAATGAAAGTCGGAGAAATTAAAATGATGGAGGACTAATGACTCAAATCACAACAACAAACAGCACACTGGCCGTTCAGCAAAACAGCCACCCCCTACTCCAATTGCCAGCAATTCGAGAGGAAAAACAGACAATTTTCAAAGCGGTTCAAATTGGCATTGCGAAGTCTATGGCCGATTTAAACCACAAACCAATTCCCGATCAGGATTTGAATTATTTCGTAAATGAGCTTACCAACAACATTCGCAAAAAGGAAAATCTCAACAACATCCGGGCAATCGAAATCCCCGAAGCTTTTGCTCGTGGCATTCGAGGCAAATTCGGGGAATATTTCGGATTAAACGTGATTTCATGTGAGCAGTTTATCGAGGGATACCTAGAGAGCAAAGAGCGATTAGAACTCGGAAAAACGCTTCCTGCGCCAGAAATCAAGTACGAGCCAGATAACGAAACCAAGTTCAAAACCGCCAAAGGAAATGCCCTAAACGCCTTTGAGACCTTCAAAGCCAAAGGAGATTATGATCTAATCTCACTCCCTGCATACTCGTTTCTCGATGGAATTAAGCTTATTCAATTCTCGATCGAGGAGAAATATGACTTCATTGCCGAGGCTAAAGTTGAGCTTAAAAAGCAGCTTGAATCCAAAAAAACCAAAGAGTTCAAAAGAGAATCACGCAATAAGCTCGTCCACATGATCAGTCATCTTGCCGAGGGAGGTTGTAAAGACCAGGTTGTCATCATGGCAAAAAAGCTGGCTCTAAAAGCCTTTTTCGAATCTATCGTGCTGGAAGACATTAATTTAACCCAAATGATCGATAAACAAAAGAACGTGTTCATGGAGGGGCTAAACAATGGCTAAAGCACTGAAAACGAACGCTAAGGGCTCGAACCTCGCTGCAAAGAAGAAAAAAAAGAGAGGTCCAGACTTCTTTTGTGCTCTTGTCAGATCAGATCTGAAGCTTGATATCGTGACAGAACATCGCTTCCATCCTACCCGACGTTGGCGATTTGATTACGCCATTCTCGAACATAAGATTGCCATCGAAAAAGATGGTGGTATCTGGTTAAAAGGTGGAGGTGCTCACTCCCGTCCTCAAAACATCTTACGAGATATGGAAAAGCTCACGCAAGCGAGCGTTTTAGGTTGGACGGTGATAAGAAGAACTCCAGAGCAACTAAACAAGCAAGAAACGCTTGATTTGATTAAACAAACAATTGCTAATAAATCTCTTAATAGCGAAATATGAAAGACTTATTCGGAAATGATGTTTCAGTCAATGCAGTAAATCGCAAGAACAAATCTGGATCACTAAAAATCAATCCTTGTGTTGGAGCTTACGGGAAAGGGCCAGAAGGAACTAGGTGTAAAACATGTTTGCATTTGTATTGCAAATCTTATGGAAAACGATACTATAAATGCGATTTAAGAAAAGACACAAACGGACCGGCAACAGACCACAAAGTAAACTGGCCGAGTTGCGGAAAATATATCAAAAACTAAAAGCTATGAACAGCAACAAAAAAAAGCTTCACAACTTCAACGATCTTGTCCGTGAACATAAATGTAGTCTGACAGAGGCAAAAGAATTGTATTTGATGCTTCAGTTTATTCGCATTAAGTCGGTTTTAAATCCACATATTATTTATGATCGAATGAACGAATTCAGGCCTACCTAATTTAACTAACCTTTAGAGAAATAATTCATAAATAACAAGAGCAGCAACTCTTTAATAAACAAAATCATAACAACATGGAAACGAAAATATTAATCATAGGGGATTACGAAACACATATACATGATGCAATAGCCAAGGTAAAATCTGCAACTGGCCTTGAAATAGAAGTTGAATCGATAGAGAAAGTAATAAATACCTTCAAAGAAACTACAAAAATATCACCAGAGGATATTATTGTTTCTGAACTGAATCAGTTAGGAAAAATAGAGATTGAACACGCCTTTGAATTTACTAATCGCATTAATCGCAAAGGTGGATTAAAAAACAAGAAGAATTGGAGGTATTAATGATCAAGACAAACGAATTAAGAATCGGAAATATAGTCCGGCACACAAATGTAAATGGGACTTTTGATTTGCCTGTTTGCGAAATAGGTAAGCACATTTGCTTGCTTTGGTCAAAAAACAATAGCGAATGGGGCGTCCATGAAAGTCAAATAGATGGAATTTCAGTTACAGAACAAATACTATTGAAGGCTGGATTTGAAGCATCTGATTACCCCAACTATAAAATCAAAGTTTCAGCATTAACGCTCACCTGCAGAATCCAAATAGGCATTAATTATTCCGAATTTGGGGGAATTTATTTCGGTGATAAGTTTAGGTATTTACACCAGTTGCAAAATTTTATTTTCTCAGTTTCCGGACAAGATTTAAAAGTATTTTTATGAAAGAATCATAACTAGCACAGCATTTTATCGACTTCTTTTCTGATCACGAGATATACAAGGAAGTGCCTTATGCAGGAATCATAGATATGGTTTCCTTAAAAGCAAGCATAAAAACCAGTTAAATAAAATGTCTATCCATTATAAGGGGACATTTTAAACCATCTCATGCCATCCTTATCTTTCAAATAATAGCCTATCAAATCATACGCAAGCTTAGCATAATCCCTGTTGCGATTTCTGATTAAATCACCCCAGATAGTTTTTATCTCAGGGCCAGTTTTAGACATGTCGTTAGATTTTAAATGTATTAACCTATCGCGTAACTTTTTGAGTTGTTGATAGATTTCCCATAATTTTGTGCCAGAAGGACTTTTAACTTCAAATATATTAGGCAAAATTTTATCAAATTTAACATCCAGCGTTAAATTACGCTCTATCTGTTCGCTGTCATATTCTTCTATAAACTTCTTATCGGCTCGTTTGGTTCTAAATACATAATTACTTGGAATTGATGTATTAGCGAAGCATTCCAATGCCGTAAATGAAAAGATTGCTTGTGCCAGCATCAATTCAAGAAAATCAAATAGTATTTTATGTGTTTTAGGGGGTGAGTTTCCTGCGTCCGCTAATTCTAATAAACATTGCTTCATATCTATAACCTCAAGTTCCATTTTAGCTTTATAAGCTAAATTCAAAAACAGTGCAGGACTTGAGGGTAAACAGAAATGCACTGTTTTTTTATCGATAAACTCTGATGTAGCTAGACAAGCTGTTCCCGCTCCTAAGATTCCTATAGCATGATATCTTGGGTCTTCTTCGTTGAGTAACTCTTGAGGCTTTTTTTGCATTTTAGACAATAATTTCGACTAATATAAAAAACTTTTTTATCTGAATTTTAGAATACTTAACATCCAGTGATTACTCAAAATGGTAAATTATAATCTCCATAATCGATCCCGAGATGAGCATGATTGATCGCAAGATTGTTAATGAATTCGGATTTGAAACGGACTTATTATACCTTAACAAATAATTATCATCCGTCAACAACGTTTTTAAATAACACTTAAATCGGCCAACAGTCAGACAAATTTGCTGGCTCAGGTGGTATTCGAAACCTCGATCAATCTAAAGTCACCGGGAAAGATTCCCTGTTGTAACCACCATACTCGCTACCAATTTCATAACTATCATCGGCTAAAGTCATGGATGCCCTAAATAACGCTACCTTGCTATATGTTGATAATTGTGATACAATATCTGGGTAATAATGCCAAATGATCGCTAACACATTTCTAATTTGTTCGATTGTTTCGAATCCATTATAGATTACCTCTGCTTCAAGATCACCTACTGGATAGCTTTTAGCTGAATTAAACGGTGGAAATGTGTCAATAAAATGTTGTAAAGTATGTTTATTAATTGGTGTAAAACTATTGATGGATGCGTCATATTGTATCAAAGACTTGAAATTAATATCTAATAATAAATCAAATGTCCGCTCACCATCAAGTATGTATAGAAGTTTTTTAGTATTAAGATAAAAGTTTTCGACATAGTGGATGTGTGGGCTTTTACCAACTTGCATCCAATCCCCTTTTGTAACATCTTCTGTTATAAAAATTATATCTTTCTGTTTTTCAAGCGCATATTTCATCATTTCATGAAATATTATATAATCACCATAAGGATCATCTTGCTTCTCCTTTTTTTCATAACAACCAGGAAAGGTTTTAAATATCTGCTTTTCGATGTCATTTTTATCCAAAGTATTTAGGAATAAGTCAAACTCAGCTTTTATTTCCTTGATGAACTTTTCTTCAAGGGGTTCCAATAACTCCATTCCTTGGAATTCTGTGATAAAATCATCATTATACATAATCTCATTTGTAGAAATGTTTTTCACACTTATTGATTCAGAAATCAACTTCAAAAGATCTGCAGCATCATTTTGCAGTTTTTCAAGTTTGACCTCAACATCTGGATAGTCCACAAGTTTTGATTTATTTTTGTTTCTAAAACTTGTTATCGTATTAATTATATCCTTATTGAAATTATCCGGTATAGTGGTGGTTACTTCGTTATTGAATTGGGAAATTACATTCTCTCTATTTTTTACAAATTCCCATTGAACTTGGGATGTTAGAACTATACGTGATCCATAATCCTTAAAAAATTGGAGCAGTTTTCCACGGGCCTTAAAGGATGTACTATAAATTCTCAAAATAACATTGGTATCTAAAAATATCTTATAATCACCCTTTAGTGATTTCGCTTCATCAAATCCTGCATAGTATCTATCTAAAACTTCTTTATGCGATTTTAAAGTTTGTTTAAATCGTTTAGAACCAAAGGTTGGATATAGAATTTCCAAATTTTCTTTTTCTGATTTTGCCATGAGAGATTAATTTTTGGCAATATAAAGATTTGCCTTTGATAAGTAAAGTCGTATTTTGCAAGCTAAATTTTCGTACTCATGGACTTTTTAAATTCTTTCTTCCAAAACATAAAGGACAAACTAACCAGTCCGTTCTTTGGAACATTAACAGTCATACTAATTATTCACCATTGGGAGTTTTGGTACACGTTATTCAATTTCGACAAAGATTGCACACGCACAGAAAAGGTTGCAACGCTCCGGCTTATAGCTAATGCTGAATTTGGTGGTTGGTCCCTCGTCCACGACATTATAACTGCCGTTATTATTATGCTAATCGGCTATGGAATTGTAATGGCTACCAGAACCCTCTCGCTAACTATAGACTTCAGATTTATGCCTTGGATAACTGGAAAGGTTATAAACAAGAAGGTTGTCGAAAGAAGTGTTCATGAAGATGTAGTTAAAGAAAGAGATGAATATAGTGAGAAATATGAGGATCAGAGGAAATTAGTAAGGTCATTTTCGAAAGACTACGATGCTCAGTCCGAACAAATACAATCCAAGAATGATTCGATAAATTTCCAACAGGATCAAATCGCTTCATTACAAAATTCAAATGCCGAGCTAGAAAATAACCTTCAAACAGAAAGATCAACAACGAGAACTTTAAGAGATTCCAATGAGCAAATAAAAACTGAATTAGATATCACCGAATCTATATTGGCATCGGAAAAGAATGCCCTAGAAATATCAAACGACCAAATTGAGAGCTTATTGAAAATGTTACTAAGCCCTAATGTTCTAGCTTCAATACCTGATATGCCTATTCCAATATCAATTTTAGACAAAGTGAAAGACTTGAAAGATGCTGGCGAATGGGCAAACTTCCAAAAGTATATTAGTTTTGAAGAAAATGGAGGAAGCATGAATTCGTCGATATTAACACGCATGCAAGCATTGGGTATAGCAAGTATGGACAGACGCGAACGTATGACTCCGCTTGGAAAATACCTAGCTGCATACGAACCTTTTCTATCCTAAATATGAACTTACATTCACAATATGACCTACCATATATTGCCAGATTTTGTTGATAAATTACTGATAATATTTAGAGTAATTTTTGTAAACCGTCTAGTAAATCAGCCATAAAATGCTGTTTAAAGCATTTTGTTAGGCAGACTTAATGTCATAACAATGTCACATTAAAAATTAATTGCAATCAGAAATTATTAGATTGTAGCATTCATAAAGTTCCTTAAATGACTTCTGCTATCAAAAGTAATACTATCTACTACTTCCATTACTTTAATTGAGATCGTACCACTTAGCGCCTAAATTTTGGTTCAAAACAAAATTTAAATCCGCTTCTATATCTTTAGCATTTCTAATATTATCAATACCAAATTCTTTAAGACTCAGTTCAACTACTACATTATCTTTACTATTATAATTTGCAAAAATGGTATAACTTTGGCTTCTACCTAATTAAATTAATGCTCTATATAATTGGCTATCCAATTATATTTACTTACAGTTGAAGGAAGAAAATATAATATGACAACCATTTCTCATAACCACCAATTCGAGCGACTATCTGAATTCTCTCAGGTTTTTGAAGATTTTCAATCTTCGAGGAAATCAATCAGAAAATATTTCGGAATATTAGGACTTACAGTAACGTTACCCTTTCATATACTTTCCCTAGGTGTATCAATTCGTTTTCAATCATTGGCCTTAAAAAAAGCTTTAAAAGTAATTGAAGCTGATTTTAATAGAGCTGAAGAACGAGAAAAGATGAAAACAGAGGCTAAAGTTGTTAGGTCAATAAAAACATTAGAGAGCAAGCTTCTTCCAGTTATTTCTAAACTAGAAAAGAAAAATCTTCCTTTTACTAGATTCTTTGTTAAATCTGCCCTAGAATATCTAAATCAAATCAAATCTATGGGGGACATGATGACGTTTGCTGTCTATCCTGAAAGAATTGATCCAGCAAAGGATCCTGTTTTATTTGACCGATTAAAACAATCATATAAAAACGTAGATTTATCTGATTGGAAAGGCGAGTCCAATTCTATTTACGACACTCTCTATCCAAACAATGCCTGCGTATAAGAGAGGGGATGTTTTATTAGTTTATTTTCCATATCAAGATGATCCTGATCAATCTAAAAAGCGCCCTGCGGTGCTTTTAGAAGACGCGATAGACGATCATATTGTTGTCAAATGCACAAAAACAGACAAATCACAGTATGGACCGTGTATATTTATTGAAAAGGACTCTGAAGAATATAATGAGATGGGATTATGGGAACCTACCTATATATCCATAGCGGAAACAGCAGAATTAACTAAATGGGATATATATAGTTATCTAGGCGAGTGCCCAGAGAGTCTAATGGACAAAATAGAAAAATTACTTGACCAACATAAAAAAGGCAATTGAAAAGCCTTTTTTATTTAGACATAAACATATCCTTTAGATATGTTTTATTATTATCTTTGCGTATATGGAAATCGTTACGCAATCAATACCTACCCTAAAAATCTGGCCTAACACTGGTCAGATCGCTGGCATTCCAAAAAATCCCAGGTTCATTAGAGATGAACGTTTTGCCAAGCTTGTAAGATCGATAATCGACCATCCAGAAATGTTGGAGCTTCGAGAATGCCTCGTTGTCGAGTATGCAGATGAATTTGTTGCTATAGCTGGGAATATGAGGTTGAGAGCAGTTGTCGAGGCTTCATCAATGTCTGAGGATGAATTTGCTTTGATTATTGAAGAGAAACAATCAAAAGATAACTTCAATGACTGGCTTGCTGCAATTACTGAGTTAAGATCAACTAAAACCATTCCTTGTAAGATTATCCCAAGGTCAGCTACAATTGAGCAAATTAAGGCATATATGATCAAGGATAATGTTGGTTTTGGTAGCGATGATTATGATCTGTTAGCAAACGAATGGGATCAGGACGATCTTTTAGATTGGGGAATGATCCTTACCAGCTTAGATGGAGGTGATGATGAGCCGGAAGAAAAGGAAAAGAAGTCTGTTGTGAGATTAGTAATTGAATTTGATGGTGATCTTGCGAACTATGACGAAGTGAAAAGGCGCGTGAGCGATATAGTGGAGGAATTTCCAGATGCAAAGTTGAGGGATTAAGATGGGTAATGTTAAGGGAAACAGAACAGCTACACAAATAAGGGAGGCGCGGCTTGTAGTAGTTTCGGAGCTATATAAGAAGGGCTACGGATATGATGCGATGCGTAAGCAGGTTATGTCACGTCTTGGACTTGCTACTTATTCAAAAAGCACTCTACACAAAGATATTCATATTCTCCTGAATGAATGGAGAAGTACCAGGATTGACAATACTGAATTATCAGTTCAATTAGAACTTGAAAAGATCAATGCTCAAGAGGTGGAATTGTGGGAAGCCTGGGATAAGTCTAAGATCGACCATAAGTCGACAAGTAAGAAACAAAAAGGAATAGCCGGTAAAGCAAAATCTGTTGGGCCTAACGGCAATATAGTGGATTCTGAAAAGATAGCAACGACCGCCATTGAAAGGATCGAAAAGGATGAGATAAACTTTGGAGATGCTAGGTACCAGGCGGAACTAACCAAGTTAGGCCAAGAGCGAAGAAAACTTTTAGGGTTATATGCTCCGGAGAAGAAAGAATTAAGCGGAAACGTTGGTTTTTACGATTTCCTACAACAGAATAACGTTTTAGAAGATTAACCAATGACCAAGCAAGCATCTAAATTCGAGGATAATGCCAGATCAGCAGTTAAACTTTGGACGGAAGACTGGAATAAGTTTGCCGCTGAAGCATTGGGCGTCTCGCTGGACAAAGATCAGCAAGCAATTTTGACATCAGTACAGTTCAATCCACGAACGACCGTAGCATCAGGCACCGCACGAGGTAAAGATTTCGTAACAGCTGTAGCGGCAGTTTGCTTTATGAACCTCACGCCCATGTGGAACAAGAAAGGTGAGTTAATTGCCAATACAAAAGTAGCGTTGACTGCTCCTACTGATCGTCAGGTTAAAAACATCATGATGCCTGAGATATCTAGATTGTATAACCGGGCGAAAAAACGTGGCATTCAACTGCCTGGTAGATTAAATGCTTATGATGTTCGTACAGAATATGAAGAATGGTTTTTAACAGGCTTCAAGGCTGATGAGCATAACCACGAAGCATGGTCAGGTTTTCATGCTGTTAATACAATGTTTGCCATTACTGAGGCATCAGGTATTTCTGATGATACTTTCGGAGCTATTGAGGGTAACCTTCAGGGTAATTCAAGAATTTTATTAGTATTCAACCCGAATGTCACAATCGGTTATGCTGCTAAATCACAAAAAGGTGATCGTTGGAATAAATTCCGCTTAAATTCTCTTACAGCACCTAACGTTATCGAGAAAAAGCCCATTATCCCAGGGCAAGTTGATTATGAATGGGTAGCTGATAAGCTTGATAACTGGTGTACGAAAATTAGACCTGATGAAATTAGCGAAACTCAGGATGACTTTGAGTTTGAAGGACAATGGTACCGACCTGAAGACATTTTCCGAATTAAAGTACTTGGTAAGTTTCCTAAAGTATCCGAGGATAGTTTAATTCCGGAACAATGGATTGAAATTGCTCAAAATAGATGGCTTGAGTACGTTGAAAAGAATGGCCACAATGCAATTCATAAAGGATTGCTCAAGCTAGGTGTCGATGTTGCGGGTATGGGACGTGACAGCTCTGTTTTTTGCCCTAGGTATGATTCCTTCGTCGACCATTTCTATAAAACGAATTCTGGAGGTAAAGCAAATCACATGGAAATTGCTGGAAAAGTAAAAAACATTCTTGATTCCAATCCAGGTTCAACGGCTCAAATAGACACAATTGGCGAAGGAGCTGGAGTTTATTCCCGACTAGAGGAACAGGGCTATGAAAACATTGCTTATAGCTGTAAATACTCTGAAGCTGCCAAGGATAAGTTTGGTGAGTTTCTAACAGATATTACTGGCCAATACAAGTTTGCAAACATGCGTGCATGGTTATTCTGGGCTGTTCGCGACTGGCTTGATCCAAAAAACAAAATGAATCCAATGCTTCCCCCTGGCAACACTTTAACAGAGGAAGCAACAGAAATAAAATGGAAGTTTCAAAGTAATGGAACGATCATCATTGAAGCGAAAGACGACATCAAAAAGCGTTTAGGCAAATCAACAGATGAGTTTGATGCACTTGCAAACACTTTCTATCCAATAATTGATAATACACCACAAGACTTAGAAGGAGTTTTTTAATATGAAAGTTGAAGATATTGCACCTGGTGCGAAAATAGACACGATAATCGCTAATCTTAAAATGAGGCCTTATCCCCTACCAAAGGTTGAGTTATTCGAAAAAAGACTAAATGTTAAAGGTCACAAGGTATTCAGTACAACCGAAAGAGAAGACAAGATTATTTATCCTAATCCAGAAAAAGATGCTGCTGGTAATATAACTGGTAAGGGGGAACCAAAAATAGAAAAGGTCAATCGAATTGGTTTCGCTCTCCAAAAACTGATCATCAAACGAGCCGTGTCATTCCTGTTTGGCAATCCGGTAGTTCTGGATTATAATGCTGAAAGCGAAGAAGAAAAAGCACTCATGGTTTGTCTGGAAGAAATTCTTGATGACAACAAAGAAGAGTTCCTAAACAAAAACGTAGCTCGTAAAGTATTTTCATTTACCGAAGCTGCAGAATATTGGTTTACGGTAGAACACGAAGAGCATGAGGAATATGGATTCAAGACTTCAAGAAAGCTTAAATCAAAGTTATTTAGTCCTGATCAAGGAGATGTATTATATCCTTATTTCGATGAATACGGTGATATGGTAGCGTTCAGCAGGGAGTTTAAGATAAAGAAACCTAACCTTGAAACAGTCTATTTCGAAACCTACACAAGTGAAGAGCTTATCAGATGGAAGCAATCGAGCCTATCTATGGATGGAGCGTGGGTTCAAGACCATTGGGAGGAAATTCCAATCAAGAAGATTCCCATTGCTTACGCTAGACAGGATGAAATGGAGACTGAGGATATTGAAAGCATCATCGATCGTCTTGAAAAAATGTTTTCAAATCTTGGCGATACAAACGATTACCATTCGGCACCAAAGATCTTCGTTAATGGCCGGATACTGTCATTTGGTTCCAAAGGATCAAGCAATACAGTAATTCAAGGTGAAAAGGATGCAAAAGCTGAATACTTATCATGGGATCATGCTCCAGAGTCGTTTTTGGTCGAGGCGAATAACCTTATCAAGATGGCTTATACCATTACTCAAACGCCAGATATCAGTTTTGAAAGCGTAAAAGGCATTGGTGCATTATCTGGTATAGCTTTAAAGTTGATGTTCCTTGATGCTCACTTAAAAGTGAAGGATAAGGAAGAAATTTTTATCCCTTTCTTACAGCGAAGATACAAGATTATCAGAGCCTACGCTTCTGAAATGAATAACAATGGCTTTAAAAAAGCTTCCAAAATGAAGATTAAGCCAACAATCACTCCTTATATGATCGCCGATGATCTTTCAGCAGCACAAGTGCTCCAAGTGGCCAATGGCGGTAAACCTTTCATTTCTCAACTGGAATCAGTTAAGAACTGGGGCGGCAATGAAGATGATTATGATAAGATCCTTGAGGAGAAGAAAGCAGATTCTCAATCTAATGTTTTTGAAACAAGTTATTAGTTAATTGGCCAAGCGTAAATTCATAACCATTGACGATGCTCGTTTTGAAAAGCAGCACCTTTCACGTATGGAAAAATACGCTGAAAAGGTTGAGGCTATATTTCGTTCTGCACTCGACGAATATGCAAAGCTTGGCTCATCAATTAAAAACGTAAACCTTGATAAGCTTTTCAGTTTTAAAGATTACCCTGAAACGAAAGAGAAGCTGGATAAGATCATTAATGTGACTTATGGCAATACTTTAGCAACCGTTCAATCAGGAATTAAAGATGAATGGAAGTTCTCTGCTTTAAAGAATGATGAGGTCGTCAAGGCCGTTCTCGGAAAAAGCAGATTGTCAAAAGCCGATATTGAAAAATATGCTAATCAAAATATAATTGCTTTAAAAGCATTCCAAAATAGAAAGGACGGTCCAAAACGATTAGGATTATCAGAAAGAATATGGAATTATGCCAATGATCAGAAAACAGAGGTAGAACTTGCCTTAGATATTGGTATTGGCGAAGGTAAATCTGCCGTTGAGATTGCCAATTTATTAAAAACCCATTTAAAACAGCCTTCAAATATATTTCGCAGAGTTAGAAATAAGCGTGGAGGCCTTGTTCCATCTAAAGCAATGGAAGCTTATAATCCAGGTACAGGCGTTTACAGATCTTCTTTTAAGAATGCAGCTCGTGTTGCAAGAACTGAAACCAATATGGCCTACAGAGCAGCTGACTACGAGCGTTGGAATCAATTAGACTTCGTTGTTGGAATTGAGATCAGGCTAAGCAATAATCCTAACCATTGCAAACTGTGTGCTGCCTTAGCTGGCAAATATCCTAAAGAATTTAAGTTTGTCGGATGGCATCCGCAATGCCGCTGCCACGCTGTATCCATATTAAAAACTCAAGATGAAATCGACCGTGAAGAAAGGGCGAAATTTTCCGGTAATTCCGATAATTCCAAAGGAAATTCCGAAAATTCCGTTAATGACGTGCCGGATAGCTTTAAGGAATGGGTAGATATCAATAAGGATAGAGAGGTTAAAAACACCCCATTTTGGGTAAAAGATAATTTTAAGGATGGGGATATTAAGAAGGGCTTAAACTTTAAATCCAAAAAAGATAAACCTCCACGTAAGGCTGTAGAAATTGATGATGACGATATTATCAATCTTAATAATTTTATTAAAGGTGATCAGCCTACAAACAAGGAGATTGAAAGTATCATGCTGGCATACGCGCAAAAAAATCCGGAAAACTTTAGAACCGGCTTAGGATCTGTTAAGTTTACAAACTCTAGATCATTCATGATGCAGCATGCTGCCAGCTATAAGCCTTCAACAAATGAATGGGTAGGAAAAGCCGATATTACCATTAGCAATAATACATTCCTAACCATCGGATTTAATCCGGCAAACGAGTTTAAACAGGCATTAGTAAATATAAAGAATGGAGTTAATCTAACATTTAACCAGGAGTACTCAATAGAAGCTTTATGGCATGAAATTTTACACGCTAAAACACTTTCACCACCAAGAAAGCTCAGCGAGGCTCAAACTGCAGCTATGGAAACCGTTAATCAATTTGTTGCCAGACATACCTATACCGATTTCCTTAAATCACTGGGTGGAAAAGCGGTTAATAAAAAAAATATTTTAGAAAAGGGCTATGGTTATACCAACTGGATAAAAGATTTTAGGAAAAGGCTAAAAGCAAATGGAATTTCAGAAAAGACAGCCTTAGAAGAGCTTACTCCAATCTTAATGAAGGATTATAGATCAATTCAATTTGAATTAATGAGGTTTTTCGAGAAACATAAAAAGTAGTTTATTGAGGGTTTAAGACATGATCATGCCCGGCTCTGTATTGTCTTTCAATATCAGGAATCTTAGACCATATTTCGTCAGCTTCTTTAACAAGGCCACGATGCTCAAGCAGCTTAGCTAAGTCAAGCAATGTGCCTTCTTCGCTATTTTCAACCTTATAATCTTTAACTGGCAATAGTAAAACGGAGAAGCCGTAAGCCATCGAATCTGACTTCTTATCATATCCGAATAGCTCCACTAATTCGGGATTGGTTGGATTGTAATCAAATATTGTTTTCATAATTCTATAAAATTAAGATTTCATCCTTGACTTACAAAGCCTGGCTTGCTGGTATCCGTATTTTTTATTTCAATTCTAATTTCAAGTTTTTGAAATTTCGCAGTATTAAGAATTGTTGATTCGCTTCGAATATACAAACCTGAGTTAAAAGCCATATCTAATCTTTCTAAGATGCCGACCTTAAATTTTTCCAGATCTTCTTTGGTTGTTATTTTTTTCATTTGCTATAATCCATTTTCAATGCATTTATGTTTACTTCTCTGTATTATGATTTAGATTTTTAAACTATCCTTAGCTAAATGAGTTTTGTAAAGAATAACATTAACGTGGGATAGATTTCAAGCTTGAACAGTGTTAGAGTAATGTTATAATGCAGAGGAACTCTACCTCTGCATTTTTTATTTAAACCATCGAAAAGTTTCAATATGCTTTATTAGCTTCATTAATAAGCTTCTGTTTATTGGGTATTTTCATCCATTTATTATATTCTTCCTTCGCCATTTGGTTAAGTTTTTTGCTTTGATAAAATCGAAGAGCAACCAAAAAAGGTCTTCTTCCAGATGCAGGCTCTGCTACACGCCCCTCTCTTTCGATAGAGTCTTTTCTTATCATTTCAACTAAATAGTCGCTCCCTTTACTAATAGCTTTTCCGTGAAGAATTATAAATACAGGATTATAAAATGATTTATCCAAACTAATTATTTTGTCTGTTACTTCTTTGCTTTCCAAGCCTTTCAAAAGACCGTTATAAAAAACCTGGTCTTTATAGGTTTGTATCCATTCTTTCTCATTTTCTTTACCTTGTCCAAATGTTGAAAGTGAAAATAGAATTAAGGCATTTATAATTAATATTTTTCTCATAAGTTTTATTGTAATTTCCATAGTGTTATTTTACTTACCCCCCCTTTTGCAGTAAAGTAATAATGTGTCACTGGTGGTGTAGTATAAAACCCTGCATGTCCTGAGGCACCAAAATAAGTTGGTCCCGGATAGTTAGGAATCATTATATATATACCATTTAATCCATTCAGTGCTGTAGCAAATCCTTCACCATTTTTTCCAGCATTTGCTGCTGTTAATCGAACGCTATTGCTTGCTGTAGGGGGGAATGTTTTTGTCATCCAAGCATTTAAACTCGCAGCTGATAAAAAATAATTTTTACCATCACCGCCTTTATATGTCCCTGAAACTTCCGGAATAGTCACTCCTGAGTAATTTAATGCTCTTGAAACCCTTAGCGCACATGCATTACTATATGTATTATTATTATATGGGTCCGAATCGGAAAGCGAAGCATCACGAAGTGCTTTTGGAGTGCCTCCAACCAAATCGAATACCTCAGGAGCTGACATTTCAAATTCGGCTTTACCAAACCCAGATTTAGGATAAGCTAGTGAAAACTCAAAAAGAGTTGGCAAGGTTTGCTGCTGAATCACAAGATTTGGATCGTTCCAATAATTCTCATCAAAATCTTCAGGCCCATCTGAACCGTCTGCCTTAAAATTTAAGAAAGCATTTTTAAACTCTTCAAAATTTCTATTATTAAATAAATAACCGACACTCCAATTTGCAAAATCGATTGTTTCTGCTGTCTTGCCATTAATTCTCAAATACTCCAACACTCCAGAACTAACATCAGGCGATGCAGCAAGGAATGACTTTATGCTCACATCGGTTATACTAAGAATACTTATTAAATCTTGTCCAGGAGTTGTATAGGTAACTCCTCCAGGAGGCATTAAAAACAGACTTGTTTTTCCATTATAATAAGTTACTGGAAAGGTTAGTCCAGTTAAACCATAACCAAAGTTGGGAGCAGGCCCATATCCATCGCTGCCTCTAAAACCTACGCTGTAGTAAATCCCAGGCGTATATCTATCATAACTATAATCAGGTGTGAAAAACGATCCTGTTAAAGCTCCGTTAAGACGTATTTCAACCATGGTTCCATGGAATGAAACTCCGTTAAGTTCTACTGTTGTACCAAACGGATCGGATGCTATATAATTTATTGTTTTTAAATATTGCAGAAATGCATCAAAATTATCCACAAGGATTTGGCAATTTAGACATTTTGGATCCAATCCGAAATCAGCAGGGTTTCCTGAGGTACCAGGTCCTCCACCAGGTCCGCCACCACCTGGCATTTCATCTATTCCACAAGTCCTGCCCACAAATTCTTCAGAGATAATCACACCATCCTGATCTCTTGTAACTAAATACCAATCTATACACTTCCCACCCCCAACACTAGAAGGATCACCAGTCATAATTTTATTTTGTGCAATAGTTTGAGTATTTGAAGAACTTGATTTTATATTACCTCCACTTGACTTATTTGTTAACACCACATTGCTAACATCACTAAGTTTTCTTTGCTCACTTCCAAAGGCCTTTTGGTATAAAGATTTGGCATCATATGATCTCGTCTCGTCTTTTTTAAGGATACGATGTGCATTTTGATCATCATTAATCGATTTTACTTCATATCCAGTTGCTTTTTCATGCATTACTAAGACCGGATTAATAGTTTGTCTTAGCTCGAGAGGAACATCTACTTCTAATGGAACAATATAAATATCCGTTTGATCGTCCAATCTAGATGCCTGCACCTCATTCCATTTGGGTTTTATATCCAGAGGAAAAGAATAACCATTAATAGACATTAAAGTACTTGTCGATTTATCGAATTTCTGATTATACCAATTCTTTGCACGTTCGACAGAATCTGAGGCATTTGGCATTAGATTATCTTTACGACAGGATTGCGCCAAAAATAGGCACATAATAGCAAGGCAAGCCATAGCTTTGCCTTTAGAGAGTGTTAGTTTGTTCATCAGTTAATTAGTTAAAGTAAATTTTGAGAGATGATGATTTAGCGAATATAATTTTTATTTCCGCAAAACAAGAAATTCAGAAATTAATTTTTATTGATTCTATTTACTAATAATATTAGTAATTTTGATTCTTTTTAATCTTTAATCAAAATGAAAATCACAAAATCATATGTAAAATTTGAGCATAACGGGGAACTAATAGTAATAAGAGCTGGTAATTATAAAAACATTTTGCATATCGGAGAGAGATTTGCAGGGTATTTATATTACAATACTAACTCATTCAAAACCCTCCCTAAAATCAATCTATCCAAAGAGTTAATTGATGAAATAATTTTAGGAGTTGAGAAACTTGACGAAATAAACTCTCATGTTTATTTAACAACACATATTAGAATTCGGGAAGAACTAAAAGTGAGAAGAAGTTTATCAGCAGATATTTATTCTAGTTAGTTGTATTTTCTATTTTCTTTGAATTACTAAATATATTAGTAATTTTGAAGCCCTTATTGATCCGAAAATGGAAACGAACTTCAGAAACTACAAGCCCGCCCTCGAAAGACAAATACAAAGCTGGTTTTGGCTTAATGATAAGATGCGACCTTTCATAATCAGTTTAGATCGCTTAATTGAAGTTGATGGATCTGATGGGGGAGATATTTTTATAAACCTTCATGCTCTAAATGATTTATATACTGATCGTTTCTTTAGAAAACAGTTGACTGAGGTTGCGCCAAAATTAATAGATCAAATTCTTAAACCAGGCTTAGCTGAGTTTCTTAAAGTTGTTGGATGGGAATCTTTTCTATTTAGCATAAAAGTTAAGATTGGTGGTGAGTTGTATGAAAAATTACTACGCGTTAAAAATCCCGACTTCGAATGACATGGGGGCCTCTTCCAGATCCCGCAAAAGATTACCGTGCGCATCTGGCATTACAAGCAAAAAAAATGAATTTTTGGATTTATAGTAAAACCACTAAGTTATGGTATACCCCTGAAGAATTCATATGGAGCAATGAGGATATAAATGTGCATAGAGGAAAAGCAAATGCCCCTCAACTTATATTAATGGATCCTAGGGAAGGGCTTAAAAAAGCTAACGATCTAATTCTAAGAGCATCAAAATTTGTTGAGGAACACACAAAAAAAATAAATCAGTATTATGATTTAAAGAAAAAGTAAAACAATATTTATTAAATTAGATTTAACTATCATGCTTACAACCACATTTAATATACATCCTTTTGGTGCAAAAACTGCTCAAAATGTTATCATCCATATTGATGATGAAATTTACTTTGTGCATGTAGAAGGAAACTTTATTGGCTCAATGGTGATGGATTCAGAATCAGAATTTGGGTTTTCAACTGAAAACGAAGAGTTAAAACAATTAATAGAAACTTTATCAGGGCACCTTCAGCAAAAGCAGTTTAAAGAAAATTTTCCAAGGATAATTAAGGAGCAATGGAGAGAAAACATTGTTTCTGTTGAATTTACTGACGAAGAAACAATAATGGTTGTATGCCACCCAGAAGTTGATATAGATGATTTCGGATCTGTTGTTAGAGATTCTATTTACGATCTGGTCGAATTTGACGAGCATCTGAATGTGATTCTGACAAAAGCCGGTAGTGATGAAATATTTGATATAGGTCTAAATTAAATAATATGTGTTATTATGTAAGCCACGCAGTAAAATTGGAGGATTTAAAAGAATATTATTCTGCAGATCCAAAGTACCAGGAAGATGTTGAAGAATACAATCCCTACCACATTGTTTCAGGTTTTGTGCATCCCACACTTTCTTTAATAACTCAAAGTGAAAACAGGGCAATACAAAAAATGCAATGGGGATTAATCCCAAATTGGAAAAAGCCTTTTCCTGACATGCTAAAAATGAGTAATAATACTCTTAATGCAATGTCTGAAACACTATGGGAAAAGCCATCTTTCAAAAATTCTATCGGCAAAAACAGAGCAATATTGCCAGTAAACGGTTTTTATGAGTATAAACATGTGGATGGTGACAAGCTTCCATATTTCATCCATCCAAAATCCCATCCTTATTTTAACCTTGCGTGCATATATTCTAATTACCAAAACCCAGATACTAAAGAGTGGCTTACAACCTTCTCAATCGTTACTGCTGAAGCTAATGAATTAATGGCCGATATACATAACTCTAAAAAACGTATGCCTTTAATTTTGGATAATGATCAAATTGATTCTTGGATAAATCCATCTTTAGCTAAACCAGAGATTGACAATCTTTTAGTTGGATGTGACGACCGGAATATGGCTGCATATCGGGTAGATCGAAATTTAATTAAATTAGGGAATGTCCAAGAAGCATACAAACCATTATCGGGTAATTAGCCGATAATTGAATTTATCGGACATTTAGCCGATATTGAAGTTTCAGAAAGTTTTATATATTTGCTCTTGAGAGCGTTAATTTAGATACAGGTACAAGGCAGCATGCTTTGTGCCTGTTTTTTTTTATAAAACAATCTTTGCAGATACTTGTTCAAAGTCTCACAATACTTATTGCTGCTAAGATGAAAAAAATATTAATGATTGACGATGATTATGGGGTACTGGAAGCAACAACCTTAGCGCTTGAAATAAGTAACTTCGATGTTTTAGCTCTACCTGATGCAATTGGTCTTGAAGAACATATTGAAAATTTTAAGCCTGACACAATCTTAATGGATTATAATATTGGAGAGGTTCAGAATGGAAGAAAGATTTGTGAAAACTTGCGCACCAACTCCAAGACTAAGGGGATTAAAGTCATTTTATTTACAGCAGCAGTTATTACAGATTCAGACTTTAGAAATCCTTTATTTAGGTGTTTTGACGGATATCTAACCAAACCCTACGATCTTGACGATTTAATTAAAATTGTAAGTTAGATATTACTTTCAATAATCAACTTCATCATTTTTAACCTAATTAACAGCGGATTATTAATTTTAGCATCAGGATGAGCCTTTAAAGGCGAAAAGTGACTATCTAAGAACTTAGCATAATCATTTACCTTGCTAGCATCATTTAACATCACTGGCATTTGAGGTTTTGGTGCATTCGCAAACCATTCTTCTAACTCTTGAATTGTCATGTCCAAAAGTAATTAAACAATCAGGAACAAATCAGTGTTATTGTATAAAACATTAATTATGAGCGACAATAAAAACAAACAAGATGGTCGTGACGACACTAAAGTAGATCTGAACGACGCAAGTGAAGTGGCATATGCTGCAAAAGAAGCTGGAGTAACTCCAAATCGATACAAAGAGTTAGCAAAGCAAAGCGGAAGCTCTTCCAGAGCAAAGATTGCTGATTACATTAAAAAAAATGGCTAGAAGAAAGCTGATAGAAGCACAACTTGAAGGTGTCGCTAAATTACTTAAACCAAAAGTTTATCGTGATGGCGACACTTTCATTTGTTTTCTTGATGAAGATATTAATGAAAGCGTCTTAGGGCGAGGAACTAGCCTAATTGAAGCAGTAAATAATTGGGATGAAAAACTGAAAGCTCACTTACGCAATGCAGCTGCAGATGATCCAGTTGTTCATTTTGTAAAATCGCTAATCGATATCCCTGGCAGATCAACTGAAAGAAAACCACGGACGGAAGTTAAGAAACCTCAACATGTAACTGATTTTGAAACTCAGTTTTATTCTCGGAAAAAATAGATATTGTGAGCAACATAAAGAGCATAATCACCTATCCCTATACGGACCTTTGCCCTTAATCATTAAAATAATAATTACAAATATTGCCGATGAAATTAAAAATATTTTAGCTCCCAAATCATCAAATATTAAGAATGTTTATTAATTTCCTTTAAAACAACGGACCTAAGCAAGTTCGGACGCATTTCTTCAAGCAAATCAATTATCTTTTGCTTAACCTCATTTGAAAACTCGACAGCATTGACCTTTCCCAGGAGATCCTCCAGTTTTATTTCGGCATCAAATATTATAAATTGGATGCGTGCCTTTTCCTCTACCTTTTTAACAAAATTGTTGCCCATATGAATCCTAAACTTACACAATTTTTTACAACATCATGAGCCGAATAACTGATTTATTCGGCTCATGAATTAATTAACAGGTTTACCCCTATGCGTCCTTTTGCCCCTTTTGGAAAAGAACGTTCCAATTTCTGTGAAAATATCGCAATACCAACTTTGAATAGCGCGATCTGCAGCTTCTTTAATTCGTCTTGGTCCATTCCATTTATGCATTATTTCAAAATTAAGTTATGAGGATCTATAATTATTGAGGGTTTCCGTAGGTAATAAAATGGTTAATGCTTTCACATAGCTTATTTTTTTAAAAAAAATGTAAACCCCGCCTTTATTTCAGGACGGGGTTAAATAAAATATTAATTAATATGCTGAATTTCCTGGGAAAACTGCCCCGGGAGGGAATGTAGTCTGCCCATATTTGGTAAGGTGAGGAACATAATAATATAAGCCATCAGTAACCGCAACAGTCCAGTATTCGTATGGATGGCAACCTGCATATTTACCGCAAACGCAACCTCCTGTATTATGGGGATAAGTATCTGCCCCACTTGGATAACCACCGCCAGGCGCCTCAACTCCTAATACATCACTTTTAATTATTGTAGCTTTTTCAACCTTTTCGATTTTTGAATCGTTTGAACTAACCAAATTTTCTTCTTTTTTGCATCCTACACCTAGTGTAAGAGCAAAGGCCAATAGCCCTATAAGTAAATTTTTCACTACCTCCTTATGCTCGCGTCCAAAAGAGGATCGCGAGCTAAAAAATTAAATGAATATTACTTTAAAAAGGAAGGTCTCCGATATCTGGATTATCTGGCTCCAAAATCACAACCGTCTTAATTTCTGTGACCGGAACTTCGACCTTTTTGACTACTCCAACCACCTTTAATATTTTTACTTCAACATTATGTAAGAGATGCAAACGCTTTGCTTCTTGAATTGCCGATTCAATGTTATTGTGAGTATATCGCGGAGGAGTAGTTCCGTTAGCGGTCATTAGTAAATATTGCTCGATCATTGAACTACCCATACCCTTTCTTCGATTAGATGGTTTAATGAGCTTTCATCCATTAGCAAGGTGTGTCCATTAGCTTCTAAATCGTATATACCTCCAGAGTATGACAATACGTTAATGATGCCTTCAGGACTCTGAAGTTTCGAGCCTGGTCTTAAAACAGTTTGAACTACCATTTCTTACCTCCCTTCTTTTCATCTTTTGCAGCTTCTTTTTCAAGAACTTGAAAATTTTCAAGAATGTATTCTTTTAACTGACCAGATCTTTCATTGCGGTATAGCCAAAGTAAATAGCCTGCTGGTACATTAGCTATGGCGATGTTTTTAAACTTTCCGAAAGGCATAGCCGTTTCGTCAGTAATTTTAGTTGCTGTTGCGTTCATTGTTGTTGTGATTTTATTTAAGAGTTGCTGCTCTTTAGTTATGCTTCCCAAACTTCAAAAGCATTGTAAGACGCCATATCTGCATCGTTCACTACCTTTAGATTAAGTTTTTTAGCCTCAATTAGCTGACGAGCAGATGTTACTTGACGATCAAGATCTTTTGCTTTGAACATCACCCTTCCAGGCTTAATGTTTTTCACACTGCTTCCAAAAGCTTCAATAAATTGTTCAAGGTCTGTTGGCTTTGATTTAGTCATTTAGAACCTCCTCTCTAAGCTCATCGGTCAATAAGGTATTTATATCTATTCCAGTAAGATTGGAAAGAGTAATTACCACGCTCAATGGAGGTTCAGCCCTTTGTTCCTCATAGGAAGCGTATGACGGCCTACTAATACCCAATTGCTTTGAGAACGCATCTTGGGTAAGACCTTTTTGTTTTCTGATATGCTTAAGATTATGACTTATGCATTTTTTAACTGAGGATTGATCCTGGATTTCTCCATCAAGGACAAAGAAAGTGGAGTCATCTTTCTTTTCGGCATGGTCAATATCCATACCAGCCCCATTACACTTTTTCGTGTTCATATTGCTGTATTAAGTTAATCACTGTTGTTGTGTTCGTCCTTACCAGAAGTTGCTGCTTCTATCGGTAACGACTTTGCAAATATGATTAGCAAATTTTACAATTCCAAATTATTTCAGAAATAAATTAACTAATTAGTTTACTAATCAAATTTGCAATTTAAAGCCATTAAAGACCTAAAACATATCCAAAGGATATTTTATTTGATTTTTTGATTTATCTTTGAGTCTACTAATTAGTTAACGTTAAATTTTAAACATGGCATTTAGAAAAGAAATCTTTCAAGGACTGAAAGCAAAACACAAGAATGTACCAAAAAGCATCCTGGACAAGGCGGCTGATTTTCTTGAAAAAGGGGTAACTGAAGAAACGCAAGTAGAGGATACTGTAGAAAATGCAGAGGATTTAGTTACGGGCTTCGCTACGCTTTTCCAATCGGAAGGAGACAGACGTGCTGCTGACGCTTTGAAAGGGGTTAAACCTGATGCAAATAAGGGCAACGAGGACAAAGATCCAAACACCCCTGAACCTGGTAAGGATGATAAGGAAACACCAGCTTGGGCAAAGGCATTAATCGAATCAAACAAAACATTGACTGATCGATTAGCAGCAATAGAACAAGGAAAAACCGTCGATTTAAGGAAACAGGCTTTGGAAACGAAGCTGCAAGGGGTTGATGAGAAGTTTAGCAAGCAGACAATGAAAAACTTTTCAAGGATGAAATTCGATACTGATGAAGATTTCAATTCATTCCTTGAAGAAGTTGAAACTGATGCTGCCGACTACGGACAAAATCTTTCAGACAAAAGCTTGAGCCAACAAACAAAGCCAAAATCTGCCAATATAAAAACTGGCAAGGAGGCATCAGAAGCAGACATAAGTGCTGCAATTGGTAACATGAGTATTTAAACTTAAACTATGTCAACGACAGTCGATTTAAACGAAGACGGAAACATCATTGACACTGGTAACGATTCAATCGTTATCGTTCGTCATTTGGATTCAATCCGAGGAGGCAGATCCCTAAATGTAACAGGGTTCACCCCAAAAGTGATCAGTGCAGGGCATTTGATCATTCAAGATCCGGTAAGTAAGGATTTTAAGCCAATGCCTATCAATGCAGGCGCAACAGCTTATGCCGCTTTACCAGCAGATCACATCTATGTTGGTGTGTTGATCGCATCAATTTTAACTAAACGCCCATTTGCGGCAATCCTGACAAACGGAACGGTGAATCCCGTGGCTTCTCCATTCGCTCCGCCAGCTGGTGCAATTACGGCATTAACTCAAATCCAATTTAGAGCAGACTAATGGAAGTTACAAAATACTTAGAACTGGTTGAAGCATACTTCCCAGGTTTAGTCTTGAAAATCGTTGAGACTATCAATGGCGAGAATAGCCCTAGAACTTACCTTTTTCGTAGGTTCTTAAAGAAAACGTATTCGGTTGATGGCAAATGGGAAGCAATCACCGTAAATGGTCAAATCATCACTGCAGACTATGTTGCAATGGACTCACCTCTTCCTTTGAAGAGACGCCCTTCTCAAAGTTCTGCAAGTGGAACAATTCCTAAATCAGGTCTTGAGATGCAGTTAAACGAATCTCAGATGGACGCAATCGACACAATGATTGCCTTAGGTAAGCCACAAGCTTTAATCGCTGCAAAGTTATTGGAGCACTTGCCTATCGTAATCCTTGCGGTTTATGAAACCATTGAGTCAACTTTCTTGCAATCATTATCAACTGGTATTGGATTGGTACAGGATGATAAAAATACTGGTGTTGGTATCCGTATGGATTTCAAATACCGTACTGATCATAAATTTGGTGTAACCAAGTTGTGGTCTGATCCAACATCAAAACCATTTGACGATTTAAATCGTGCAAAGGCCCAAGCCAAAAAAGAAAACAGGACCATCCAGAGATGGCTAATTACCGAAACTGATTTGATGAACATTGCTTCAACAGACCAAGCTAAGCAACTCTTTGCTTTCAGTCAAAACTTTGTGGGATCGAACATCCCTGAGCCTGACTTTGAACAATTGAATGCGACGGCCAAAAAACGTTTCGGTTATGTTTTCGAAGTGGTTGATCGTTCTATGGTTTCACAGAAAAACGGTATCAATACAACATACCAGCCGTGGGCAGAACATGCCGTTGTTGGTATTTGCACAGAGCAATTGGGTGATTTGGTTTGGAAAGAACCTGCAGAAAAGAATCGTCCGGTGGATGGAGTTAAATATCAGACTCCTGAAGACTTTCTTTTGGTTTCTCAATTCCGCGTTAACCGTCCTACCCTTGCTGAGGTAGTAAACTCACAGGCACGTATTGTTCCGGTGATCAGCTCAATTAACGATATTTTCTTACTTGATTCAGGCATCATTCAAGCATAATGGCACTTCATCACGCAACATTAAAGGCAGCCGTTGCATTATATGCAATTCTTCTTACCCAGGGTAAGAATGAAACGGAAATTAAGGCTGAGATCGCAAAGGATCCTAAAGAGTTTTCAACTGAAGAAGTTGAAGAAATCTACCACGCCATCGTAAACCCTAAACCAGAAAAACCAAAGGTTTTCAAGCACATCGTCACAGGTTCTTTTAGAGATATCAAGGATTTCTCAAAAGAGTATAAAGCTGGAGATGATGTTAGCGATCTGGATCCTAAACGTTTGGCAACCTTAGTTGACAACGGTCTGGTTGAAAAAGTAGAACAGGAATAATGACAATCGGGAATTATATACAGGCGAAGCTAAAAAGGTTTCAATTCAGCATGGAAGATGAGGAATTAGAAGCTGTATTGGTTGATCAGGAAATTACTCCAGAAATGGAATATACTCCTGCTTTAGCCAATAAAATTAAAAAGGCTTTGATCTCTATAATTCCCGAATTGCTCCTTGCTCCTGACATATCACAAGGCGATTATTCAATTAAGTACAAGGTTGATGGAATCAAAGCATACTACTCGATGCTCTGTAAGGAAGCTGGAGAGCAAGATGTATTTAATCCATCAAAGGATATAATCGTTGATAAGAGCGCCTTATGGTAATCGACGTTCAATACCCACATCAGCTTAAAGTAACCTATCAGGAAGGCGAGTCTGTAAAAGATAGCAATGGAAACTGGGTGAATTCGAGTATTCCGGTTGAAATAGAAAACATTAGGTGCAGAATTCAGCCAAACTCAAAAGGAACAGTAATTACAGGTGTTGATGGAAATAAGATTGTTTTCGATGCAATTATATACGTTGAGGGGAGATTGGAAACTATTCCATACGAGGCCAAGGTTGAGGTATTCGAAAATGATGAACTAATTCTCAATACAACATTATTGAGGTTTTCCAGAGATAGTTTTCATTCAAGGATATGGGTATAAAAGCACAGTTCAGCAAAGCAGAAATCCGAAAAGCCATTAAAGCAAAGATTGAAGAGTATAGAGATGCTGTTACTGATAGATTGAAGTATTCAGGTGAGGAGTTCATAAATCTTGCACGCACAAGCGGAGAGTATACCGATAGAACAGGCAATCTGAGAAATTCAATCGGTTATATGCTCCTCTACAATCAGAAAATAAAAGGAGAAGGTTTTGTGGGTTCGGGAGGCTTATCTGTAAAAGAGGCAAAAAAGATTGCTCGCAGAATAGCCAGAGATAATCCTGATGGTTTTTTATTGGTAGGTGTTGCTGGGATGGATTATGCAGCTGCTGTTGAGGCGAAAGGAAAAGACGTAATTACTGGCTCATCTCAAAAGGTAGGAAGGCTTTTAAAGGCATCGTTAAAAAGATTAAATAGAAATTTCAATGTCTAAAAAAATATCAATAGAAGTAATTGACATCGTCTATAAACTTCTGATTAGCGGAGGAATAAATCTTGAAATCTTTAAAGGAAATAAGCCTGCTTCTTTCAGTGGTGAATGTATAGTTATTAATGCTCTACCCCTCTCGAATGATCAGCTTCAGGAGTGCATAATTAACGTCAATGTATTTGTTCCAAATCTTACTTTGAAAATCGGAACAAACCAGGATAACAGTCAGGCGAATTATGAGCGGATAAAAGTTTTAAGCTTGAAAGTGTCAGAAATCCTGAACGAGGTCGACATTGACGATTGGAGCTTAAATATTGATCAGGAGTATGTTTTGGAGAACGAAGGTTTTAACGAACATTTCAACAATTTCAGAATCAGTTTTAGAAACGAAAATATTTAAAAAATTAAAATTATGGCAAAGTCATTAAAAGGTTATAAAGCATTCCGAATCGGTGCTATTGCAGCGGACGGAGGAATGGGAACAGCGTTAACAGCGTTGGGTACAACCGTAAAAGGTTCAACGAATGCTACAACTTCAGAGGCTCAAACGCAGGACTTCAATATTGAAGAACAATCTGAAGCTTTTGAATCTGTTGTAACGGAAAACCCTCAAATGTCGGGGGTACTCGAGTGCTACGATGTAACTCCTGCAACTGCAGTTAAAGTTTTCGGCGGAACGGCAACGACCACTGGAACAGGTGCAGCAAAACGTGCTGTGTTTACTCCACCAGATGTTTACAATCCTTTGGAGGTTTCAGCAGAGATAGAATCGAAAAACGGTGCTATCCTGGGTGTAGTTCGCATGCAGTTACTTCCAGTATGGAATTTATCATTTCAAGATGGTGAATTAGGTAAAATCGTAATTAACTGGAAAGCATTGGCTCCAACAAAGGCCGCGACTCCGGCTTATACGCTTTCGGTTCCAGATCCGGCTTAAACATTAATTAATAGCCCTGCCGATCGTGCAGGGCTTTAAAACAATAAAATGAACGAGAAAGATATTCTAAGGCAAGTCGCTAACGTAGCAACGAATCGGGAAATTGATATAGAGATTGATATCGTTAAGCCAAGCATTTTAGATCGGTTACGAAAAAGGAAGTCCAAAGTTTTTAAAGTAAGGCGATCATGTTTAAGCACATTATTGTATTTATCGGAGTTAATCCTCGAATTAAAGACTGAAATCGATACTTCCGAGAAGAATAATGTTGCAAAAATCTTAAAGGCATTTGGAGATGATGCAGCACTAACCGTCAAAATCATTGGAGTATTGATACTTAATACTAATCAGCTTCCTCCCTACTGCCTAACGAAATTTCTACTGAAAAACCTTGATGCTGTTGAGCAAAAGTATTTACTCTATAAGCTTATTGACCATAACAGATTAGAGGATTTTTTGAGTTCTATCATCTTAATGAAAGGGATGAGCCTACTGAAGACGGAGGAGATGATAGCCTCCGAAAACGAAGTCCTTGGGAAACTGTCGGAGGAGCAATAAAATACTTCCGGTTTACCTGGCATTATTGCCTTTATGAAATTAGCTATGCGAACTTAACCATGCTGATTGCAACAATACCGACCTCTAAAAGTGATAAAGAGGATAATAAAAATAAGTCTCAAGCACAAAAAACAATAGAAGAAGCAGGATTTTAATATGGGCGTTAGAATAGTAGAAGGAGGTCTGGGGTTCACTGCAACAATTGATGACAGTGAAATTGACCGTATTGCCTCACGCATTGAAAGCAGAATAGAAAACCTTAGTAAAAAAGTACAACAACAAGGAGATGCTTTAGATAATTGGGCAAAAAAAGCTGCAGCGCTTGCTGCCAGTTACGCTTCATTTACCGAAGGTAAAGAGCTCCTGATGAATATTGTTAAGGTTCGGGGTGAGTTTCAACAGTTGGAAATCGCTTTTACTACCATGCTGAAAAGCAAGGATGAAGCCGATAAGTTGATGGCCCAGGTTGTGAAGCTTGCAGCCACTACACCTTTCGGCCTTCAGGAAGTTGCCAATGGAGCGAAACAACTTTTAGCATATGGTACGGCTGCCAAGGACATCACTCCTACAATTTCAATGCTAGGAAATATCGCCAGTGGAGTAAGCGCCCCATTAAATGATATTGTTTACCTCTATGGTACTTTGCAAACGCAAGGTCGTGCATATTCTAAAGATATTCAACAGTTCACCGGCCGAGGTATTCCGATTATTAAAGAATTGGCCGCACAGTTTAAAGTTGCTGAAAGTGAAGTGATGGGCCTTGTTGAAGCTGGTAAAGTTGGATTCCCAGAAGTACAAAAAGCTTTCCAAAACATGACTTCAGCGTCAGGCATGTTCTATAACTTGATGCAAGAGCAATCTAAATCTCTGACTGGCCAGTTATCAAATCTGGAAGACAGTTTTGACAGCATGCTGAATGCGATCGGAAAAAGCAATGAAGGAATATTAAACTCAGGAATCGCAGGATTAAACTTGCTAGTTGAAAATTACGAAAATGTTATTACAATCATTGGAGTATTGGTTACCGCATATGGAGCATACCGAGCAGCATTAGTTCTTGAAGCCGCATTAATTCAATTAGTGACTGCTAGAACAGCTGGGCTAACAACCCAAACACTGTTATTAATGGGAGCAGAAAACTTATTAGCAACTGCTACCTCAATACTAAATGCAGTTATTAGAAATTCGCCAATTATTGCATATACAGCAGTTATCACAGCTCTCACGGTTGCGATCTATGCGCTTTCTCAAACAACTAGCGCTGCTGCTGTTTCACAACAAGCATTAGCAGATTTGTCTGCATCTTACCAAGGAAAGTTAGCGGAAGAAAAACTGCAATTAGAAGAGTTGGTCAAGGTTGCTAAAAGCCGCACTTCAACAGACGAGGAAAGGGTTGCTGCAATCAAGAAACTGAACGAATTAAACCCTGAATTTCTAAAGGGCTTAAACTCTCAAAATATATTCACTAAAGCTGGCACGACTGCAATCAAGGAATACCTAAAATGGCTTGAAATTAAACTTCAAGGTGAGGCAGCATATGCTGTAAAGGCAGAAGCAGTAAAAAGAATTGCTGAAAGGAATGCAAAAGCTTCTGCAGATCCTACCGATAAAGGACTGAACTTTACTACACGGCTCGGCTATTCACTTAAAAACTTCTTTAAAGGAAGAGCAATGCTTTCTGCTCAAGATGAGGCTAGCGATATTGTTAGACAACTTAACCAACAGGATCAGAAAATTATTGATTCGGTTAATAAGCAATATTCAGAACAATTGAAAAAACGAGTGGTTGGAAATATTACTCCTGAGACTTCAAAACCTAACAAAGCAAAGAACAAGGCATATTATGATGCAATAGTTAAAGAAAATACGGAAGCTCTGCAAGCTTTAGATGAAGGGGCAAAAGATTTCGAATCCAAAGCTGCACCTCTAAGAAAAAAAATCGACGAGGCACAGAAGAAACTACGCCTTTTTGAGGTTCATGACAAATCCGCTGACAAAGCGAATGACGAACTTAAAAAATGGGGCGAGAAAAAGCTAGACATTTTAAATAAAATTCATGAACAAGAAGCCAATATATATGCAAAAGGCAAAGTTCAAAGTGAAAAAGAGATTGAAGACGCACATAATAAATATGAAATACTGCGCAAGGAATTACTTGAATACAATAAAAAAGCTCCAAAAAGTCAGAAATTGACAGCTGGATCATTTACGCGTATAGATAACTTAGAGAAATCGGAGACTGGTGACATTAAGTATAGAAGTGAAACAGAAGTTTATAAATCCAATTTAGATAAACAAAAAGAACTATATCTTCAATTTGAAGAGTATAAAAAGAAAGTTGGTCTTGAAAACGCAAAAGAAAGGTATAAGGGCGAAATAAATACAAGTCAAACCTATTTACAAAAACTGGAAACAGACTTAGCCATAACATTAGCTCAAGCGTATTCGGCTGGTTTTACTGGGCCTATCCAGGAAAGGTTAACCGCTACTTCAAAACTTGTCACAGAAGAGAAAAAAAGGCAAACAGAAGAAACTAAAAATCAGTATGCTGAAGCTTATAACGCAACACTATCATACGAGCAAAAAGTTGAAGCAATCAAAAAGCAGTTTGCCGACCAAGCAAAGATCTTAGGGCCTCAAATAACAGATTCAAAAAAAGCAGAATTATTAAGGCAACGTGACAATGCAATTAATGCTGCGACCGATGAAGCTTATCAAAAAACAGAGATATATAGAAAACTTAATCAAGAAATAACCTTTCTAACCCGCCAACAGGCGAAAAACGAAATTACTAGTCTTAATGATATTCTTAAGAACAGTAATAACCTACCAACTGAATATATTAAATCTTTAAAGGAAAAATTGAAAGAAGCAGAATCTGTGCTTGATAAAGGTACCGACGCTGGTTACTACGATAGACTTAAGGAAAGGATAACATATTTAAATAAAGCTTTAAAAGAGGAAACGTTAGTTGCTGACCAAGCAGAGAGATATAGGCTTGAGTTAAAGCAGATCAACCTTGAATTATCCACCCAAAACAAACTAATCAAAGGTGCTCAGAAAGCCTCATCTGATATGGCGCAACTTTCAAGTGCATTTAGTCAAATGTCATCTTCCCTTGAAGGAACCAATGATCAGTTAGCTTACTCTTTGGGAACGCTTAGCCAAATAATGCAAGTTGGTAGCGATGCTGCCGGAGCATTTGCATCGTTTGCAAGTGGAGACATTATTGGTGGAATTACAAAAACCATAGGTGCTGTAGCTGGACTATTCTCAATTGGAAAGAAAGTAAAAGAAATGAATGCTAAAGCGAGAGCGGAAGTTCAGAAGTTTTACGATGATGCCCTGAATGGAGAAATAGAATACCAATCACTCTTACGTGAGCGAGAAAGAAATACTGCATCTGCCCAGGCTAAACGACTTTCAGGATTACAACAAGAATATGAGTTATTAAAAAAGCAATCCGAAGAAGTAGACAAACAATTCAAGCAAGTTCTTGGCCAGTTACAAGCCATGAATGAGGGAGAAATAACGGGTTCAGAATACAAACATGGAACATGGGTTAGAAAGGCAAAAACTACTTATTCTTATGCAAGCCTTGCAGGTAAGGACTATGACCAACTTGAGCAACTATACACTCAAAACAGATTAACTGATGGTGCAAAAGCATTATTTGAGCAATTAAGAAAATTAAAGAATGAAGGTGCTGACGTTACTGCAACTCTTGCTGCCATAGCTGAACAGACAAGAGAGATCTTCACTGGAACCACGGCGGATTCATTGACAGATTCACTTTTAGAAATGTTTCGATCAGGAAAAACCGGAGCACAGGAGTTGGCGGACTTCTTTAAGCAGACAATGGATGAGGCTGCATTAAGCATATTTAAAAATAAAATCTTAGCTGCTGCAATGGACCAATTTTATGATGAGTTCGCCAAAGATGCACAGAGTGATGAGAAACTGACGGACACTGAAATTGCCGATCTCCAAAAACTTTTCACCTCATTAACTGAGGAAGCAAGGATAAAATTCGAAGAGTTTAAAAAAATTACCGGGCAAGATCTTGGCGGTCAAAATTCCTCAAACAACACGGTATCGGGAATACAGGGAATGAGTCAGCAGACAGCTGAATTGATAGCTGGTCAGTTTGGAGGGCTTCGAATTGCTCAACTTGAATCAAATACATATTTGAAGGCCATAGGAGCATCGAATACGCAATTGATGAATATGGCCTCCGATCGCTTGGCAGTATTGAACAAGATCGAAGCAAATACATTTAGAACAGCTACTAACACAGATCGGCTTGCCAATATTGAAAACTCTTTAGTAAGCATGGATAAGAAAATGGGAAATAACGCTAACGCAGAAAGAGCTGCAGGAGGTATATAATGGCAGCGAACAATCTATATAAATTAAATGGCCTCGATGTTTACACAACCTATGGATTTGCAGTTTCTTCTGGAAGAGATGGATTTGTTAAAAGGCGGAAAGCTAAACCACGATTTAAGAACAGTTGGCCTGAGCTTAATGGTGATGAATATGATCTAACTGAACCAATCCGGTTTGAGGATAGAACATTCAATTTAAAGGGTTACATCATGGCAAGCTCACTGAACGAATTCAAAGCAAAAGAACAGGCTTTGTTTGATGCATTAAATGTTCCTGGTGTCGTTCCATTAACAAACGTGAAACTCAACATTACAGTAAATGTAATCTATCAGGACATGGCCAGTGCTGAAATTTTAACCAAGATCCCTAATGGTAATGGGAAAATGGGGATAGCTATTGAATTAGTATTACAGGAGGTTCAACAATCATGATGTATAATATAATGAGAACCAACGGCAATGTGTCGTGGTTAGTTAAAGCTGTTCATCCAACAGGTAAAGAAACTGTCAAAGCAATGGGAGAACGAGTTGTAGATATGCAATTCAGTTTACCTGTTTATGTTGACTTTATGCTCAATGACTTTATTGTCCTTGATAATGAAACTTACAAAATAAACCTTACTCCTACCGTTGAAAAGAAAGCAAAACGGTTATATGATTATACTATTCAATTTGAGCATGAGTTCTATGATCTGGCTAAAATCCAGATCCAAGGTTTAAATCCACAAAATGGTTATTTAGAACCAAGTTTTAGCGTGACGGGAAATGCATTAACTATCATTACTTTAATCGTTGAAAATATTAACCGGGCTTATCCTGGTTGGACAGTCGGTGTAATTGATGAAACAGAATATAAGAATTTCACCTTTTCTGCTCAGAATTGCCTTCAAGCCTTAAACCAGCTTGCAAGTGATTATAAAACTGAATTTTGGATCGAAAATAAAACCATCCACCTACAGAAACGAGAACAATCAAGCGGCTTAACCTTTGCTTATGGACAAGGAAAAGGTTTATATAACATTCTTCGCCAAAATAAGACGAGCACCAATATTATCACCCGTTTATATGTTCGGGGAAGTAGCGAAAATCTGCCAATCGGCTATAGGGATTATGCAGGAAACTTATTGCTGCCTGGTGGCCTAACTTATATTCAAGATGACTCTAAAGTAGATTTGTATGGATTAATTGAGGGTACACAGAACTTTGAGATTAAACCGGAAAGAGAAGGCACAATTACCTCTGTTGTAAGCGGTGATGGTAACTGGAAGTATTTTACGGATACTTCGATGGATTTCAATCTTAATGATTATAAACTCTCTGACCCTGTAAAGATAACTTTCAATACCGGGCAATTAGCAGGCTATACTTTTACTTTATCAAGCTACAACAATAGCACAAAAACATTCACCATTAACAAAAATGATGAAGAAAAGAGTATTGAGGTTCCTTCAAATCTTTTACGCCCTGCAGTTGGAGATAAATATGTTATTCTAAATATCCAAATGCCACCCTTATATGTAACTGATGGCGAAAATCGATTATTAAATGCCGGGCAAACTTATTATGATCAAAATAGTGATCCAAAATTTCTATTGGCTTACTCAGCGAAATGTGACCGTCTTTTTATCAAACAAAACCAGATCGAGGTACAGTTAGGAAATACGGCAATCATTAACGATCCTGATATGGGGTTAAATACTGAAGTCAGAATAGCAAGTTATACCCGTGATCTTCAGGACAGAAATTTATATGATGAAGTTGAATGGGCGGATACTATTGGGCCAAATGAAATTGTCAGACAATATGCCCAGCAACAACGAACCTTAAAGCTTATTGAAAGCAGTGGTTTGTTAAGTTCTGATCAGTTACGCAAAAATATATTTCTGAACCGTTTAAGTGAGTTAAATGGCTATTTAATGCTTGCTGGCAACAAGGTTAAAGCAGGCGTTGCAGATTTCGCAACTGATGCCGCCCGTGCTGCGCTTGCTGATTACGCCACCGATTCGGACAAATGGGATGGGAAACAGTTTGCAGATTATTTAGATCAGCCAGTTAGAAAAACTGATGCCGTTAAGTTTGCATCTGTTGAAGCTGACACGCTTAATAGTAAGGTTTATGTTAGTGGTTTTACGGGCGTTGGTTACAAAATCAACCCTGATGGTTCAGCGGAATTTGACAGCATAACCATTAGAAAAGATTTAAATGTAAATGTTTTAAATATCCGTGAGATCACTGGAACGGGTGGAAGTTTGGCTATCACCAATGTTGCTAAAATTAAAGAAGTTAACGATGGTGGCAGTTTTTGGTCGTGCATTATCAATACAGATGATGGCAGTATAGCGGTGCCTTTTAAAGCCAATGATATAATAAGGTGTCAGGTATGGGATGGTAAAAAACTCAAATACTATTCTGCCCGTGTACGTGGGGTAAGTGCTTCAATATTTGATTTAGAAAAATCTTCATTTGTTGGGTCCGGCATCCCACAACCCGGTGATACTGTTTTTCAATTTGGTAACGTAACTGATGCCAGCCGCCAGGGTTTAATTTACCTGACTAACAGCGATAGCGGTGCGCCTTATCTCGATGTGTTAGACGGTATTAATTCTGCTGACTTGACAGGTAAAACGAAAGTTAGGTTAGGAAAGCTTAATGGAATTAATGATCCTGATTTTGGAGCATTGCAGGGTTACGGCCTCTATGGAGAAAACGTTTACTTAAAGAATGGAAAGTTTAAGGGTGAAGTGACTATAACCGGAGGCAATGCTGCTACCCAGGCATATGCCAATACTGTTGCCAACAATGCTTTAGATGTTGTTATTAGTAATGGTAAGGTTAGAACTCCATTATTGGATAGTGATGACATTAGGGCGATAACAGCTAAAATTGATTATTTAAATGGTCTTGAATTTAATTTTACGCAGGGAACGATTGACCGTTTAAAAGCCAGGGTAATTAATGCTGCTCAAATCATTTCAGATGGTGGTGGTGCTACTTTAAGCTATGTAAATAATCAAATTACCACTGCAACCACGCAGGCTTCAGCAGATGCTACGGTCAAAGCAAGTGCTGCCCAGGTTGCAGCTATTCAGGTTGCCGCTAATGATGCAAGCGCCAAAGTTTCAGCTATTCAGCTTGGCGGCAGAAACTTATTACCTGATAGCAGTTTTGAAAACGGTGTATTACTACCCGTTAACCTTTCAGGTTTGGAAGCCAGTATTTTGAGTGATGGTGTTTTAGATGGTGGTTTAACACACCCATATTTGGGAACAAAATCCCTTTATTTGGCAGGTAACAATGTTACAAGTGCTGGCGATATTTATGTTTACTTAAATAAAGCTGTAAAATTTATACCGGGCGAAACCTATACAATTAGCTTTTATTACGTGGGTGCAGGTTCAATTACCGGGTGTTCAACTTACATCAATTTTAATGCAACGGGGCATAAAAGTGTTGGGTTTACTTTATTTGGTGATAAGGTTTGGCGTAGGCTTACATATAGTTTTGTTTGCGACCCAGCAGATACAAGTGGCGAAATAAGATTTGGTTTTCACGCAACGGGGTTTGGCTGGATGGCCTTTGATGCTATTAAGGTTGAAAAAGGAAACAAAGTATCAGATTGGACACCAGCCCCCGAAGATGGCGATTTTGTTGCAAGTCAAAAAGCCGATGCCGCACAATTGGCGGCAACCAATGCGGCTTACGCACAAGCTGCCTACGAACGTGAGATTGCCAAAGCTTATGCTGATGGAAAAGTAACAGCTGAAGAACAGTCAAGAATTGCCCAGGCTCAAGCCAATTTGCAGACTGCCAAAGATGATGCCCAACAAAAGGTAACAGCCGCATTGGGGGCTGCAAATGGTTATACAGATACTAAAAACCAGCAAACGCTTGCAGCTGCTCAAAGCTATGCAGATGCTTCAGCGCAGAGTAAAGCGAATGTTGCGCAAGCAAATGCAATTAGCCAGGCTTCAACTGATGCCCAGGCTAAGGCTAATGCGGCACAGGCTGCCGCCGCTGCCTTATCGCAACAATTGGTTGACGGGCTTAAATTTGGTGGTCGCAATTATTTAAGCGGTACTTCTACTGGAATTAGTTTAAATGGTTATACTGGGAAAGGCAAAAGCTTATCTATTCCTCTTGTAAATGGCGAACTATATACTTTATCATGGAGGATTAAAAACATTTCAAATTCTCCAAATGTGCTTGCCTACACCTCTATAGGAATAGGTGGAGACACAAGGCAAAACTTGATGTGGATTAATAACAGTAAGCCAAGTGACAGTTTTACATTTATTGCAAATTCAAATGGTTCGCAAGCGACAGTTATTACATTTTGGAATGAAGTATATGGATACCCAAATAATCCGAGCATAGATATCTATGATGTTAAATTAGAAAAAGGCAACAAAGCTACCGATTGGACACCAGCCCCCGAAGATGTGCAAGCAGCTATTGATAACGCAAAGGCTTTGGCAGATCAGGCAAATGCAAGCTATACAACCTTAACCGCCAACTTAAAATCATTGGCTTATGCCGATGTTGTGGAAGCTGCAAAATTAGGTACAACAGTTATTGAAGGTGGTAAAATTAAAGCGAACCTGCTTGATGTGGATTACATTAAGGTCAATGTAATTAACGCCGACTACATTAAATCATTAAACATTGTAGCTACAAATATAGAAGCTACCACGGGTACCATAGGCGGCTGGTCTTTAGCTTCAGACAGAATTTTTTCAGGTTCTGAGTCTTCTAATTACATCGCTTTAAAGTCCGGAAGTTCACCTGAATTATATATGAAAAATAGTTCGCAAGCAGCGGGTGAGTATAGTAGCATCAATACCAAAGGTTTATTTATTTTAAGTACAGGAAATGCTTTGCCAACTCCTTATGGAAGCTTTAATGCCGTGGGCGCCTTTAAATTAAAGCCTACTGGTGGAAGTTCAAATAGTGTTGCATTGTATGTTTCTGCCTTAACTGGTCAGAACCTGGCTTTTTATTGTGATGGTGATTTCTTTTTTAGCGGGGTTGGAACATTTAAAGACGTAGCAATATTTGATAATAGATTAGTTGTAAACACAGGAAATGTTACCGTTTCCAACATACCAAATGCTTTTGATTTGGGTGGTACTTCAGCCCCTCTTAAGATTATTACCTCAGGTGGAAACCGGGGAAGATTGTGTGTATAAAATAAATTATGATGAAAGCAACATTCAAAGATAGATTAATAATACAGGGTACATTAATGCCTTTAATGCCCACTAAAGGCAGCTACATCGAAATGATACAGATGGATGATTTAAGACAACAAACAGTAATTACCCAAAAAGAAGTTATTGAATATAATTTTCGTGACGGTGATCAACCAGGACAAATTATGTTTGATGTAAAACCAGGAGGTGACATTGAATTAAATCTAACGCCTTTGCAAATAGATTTTCTTCAACTCGCTGCAATGGCTTTAGATGAAATTAAAATGGTCGATTTTGATAATTTACCTACCTGCAAGAAAATAATGGAATTAACAGATAAATAAATATAAAATGAGAAAGAACACTAAAACAGTTACCAAACATTACGATAATGATGTGGTAAACGGATGGAATTTAAATTATGAGTACGAAAGTGAAAATGACGCTTTGCCTTTAGAAATTAAGGTTAATGGAACAAAGGGAACAGCAAACCTTTCCGTTTCAAAACATGGAACTATACTTTCGGTAACGTTTAACGGTGCTGAAATGGATAACCAGGTAATGGTCTCAATTAATACGGAAATAGCGGCTATCCTAGCTGACTTTACTCCAGCTGCTTAAAACAAAAAGCCCCGTTAAATAAATGTTTAACGGGGCTTAAATGTTATTTAATGCTTGTTTAATACATGCGTGAAAAGTAAATTATCCTTTCATTTTCCTTCAAGGTTAAAGATGCTGGTTGAATACTAACCACTTTGTAAACCGTTTTAAGGTCGTTTAGCTTCCATGTTAATTGATCACCTTCTAATTTAAAACTATCAATATCCCCCTTACCATTTACATCTTTTATAGTAAACTGTGTCGTTTGATCAATCGATACCCATGTTCCAATTAAAGATGGTTTATCCGTTTTTTTACAGGAGATAAAAACCGTAAGGCACAAAAATATTAATGAAATCTTTCTCATTGTTAGCTATTTATTAACTACTAACGCTAAAATTATGTATTTGAAAATAATTCCTATTTGCATTTGATAACGTCATTAGCAAAACATATCTTTTGGTTATGTTTTTGCCTAACTTTGACTTATGGGAAAGTTATTTACAGGTATTGATGCTTGGTTAAACACTGAGCCAAATCTTCCGAAAGAATTACAGGAAGCGATCAGGCATAATGGTTTGATGGAAATCAAGGGTAAAGAAAACAACGTGGATATCATGAGCTGGGCAAAACAACTTGGCGTATCTGGCTGGTACCCAAATGATGAGGTGCCTTGGTGTGGCCTAGCAAAAGGTATTTGTGCGTTCAGAACTGGTTGGTTGAAATTGCCCGCCCCAAATTTACTTTCGGCTTTGTGGTGGAGGACTTGGGGTAAAAAAGTTGAAATAAAGGATGCATGCGTTGGAGACACTGCCATTAAAGAAAGAAATGGAGGCGGACATGTCACCTATATTGTTGGAGAAAATTCAACCCATTTTCGCTGTTATGGAGGAAATCAATCAAATAGTTGGTGCTGTACATGGATTTCTAAATCTGAAATTACAGATGTAAGACGTGCACCTTTCACCGTCCAACCATTAGGAGTTAAAAAACACTATTATAAAAATTTAGATGGTACGCCAGCTAAAACGTCAGAAGCTTAAACAATGATTAATAAGAATGGCAACTACAACTCAAAAAACACTTACGTGGCTATTTGCCGCAGTTTCAAGCCTAGCATCATATATCGCCATTCAAAGCAGAGCAAGTTTAACCGAAAGCAGGGAACTAAGAGATCAGGATAAATCCTATTATCAAAAACAGATTGAGGTTAGAGATCTGATAATAATTAAAGAAAGACGTGAAAAGGACAGTTTACAGGGAGTTATTGTAAGCAGATCTGATAATTCATATCAGGAACTCAAGAGCTTGTTTAAGATAGATTCTACCAAGAAGAGTACAATTATCATTAAATCCATAAAGAAATGAAAAAGGTATTTATTGTTTTAGCAATCATCGTGCTCATTGCGCCAAGCAATGGATGCCGGATACTAAAGCACAAAACGAAAGAAAGCAAACTTGAAACTACTTCATTCAAAAATGACATCAAAGTCAGCTCATTAAAGGTTGATAGTTCTTCAGTCTTGAATTCATTCAAATATGATAGATCAAATGCTTTCAGTACTGAAGAAATTAACATAAAGCAGCACGCTCTTTCTTCAATTCCTTTGGAATTGACTGCAAAGTTTAGATTGGATGAAAATAGCTCGAAGGGTGATACCGCTTTTAAGCTTGTTGATATCTCAAATAAGCAAGTTAGTATCACTGTTTTTAAAAATGACAAAACTGGTGAGGCAACTATTAGAGTGAGCGGAACAAAAGGATCTTCAGATATGCCATTTACAGAAATGCAGATCAAGCGAACCAATAGTAATCAGCTTGAAAAGGTTGATACCACAAAACATAAAGTAAATCTCAAGAATGAGATCAAGGATAGCGTTGAAGCATCATTGAAGGAAGTTAAAATACAGGAAAGCAAGTTTGAGAAATTTAAGGAAACTCGTCCAGACTTTTTTATATGGATAGGAATTGGGGCGGTAATTGGTTTTTTCCTTTGGTTAGGATTTAGAAAATAGGATGTTTGTTTGTTTTATTGTTGGACCGGTTATCGAAAGATAATCGGTTTTTTATTGTTAAAATTTCCTATTTTTGGCCTGTTGTTGTGATATTTGGTTTTGCTGACCAAAGTTAATCACAATTAAGCCCGACTTGCTGGTCGGGCTTTACTTTTCATTTATAAAATCTAAAACCTTTCTGTTTGCCTCGTCAATTATGGACCAGTCTGTTTCGATATAGACATCTGTTATTGTTCCTATAGCATCCACATGGTTGAGTGCCTTACCAATAATATCTTTATCGATATTGCATTTATTCCTTGCAATCGTAGCCCAGGTATGTCTTAGAAAAACTGAAGTAACTTCTTTATCGATCTCAGCTCTCTTTGCGACTTGTTTCAAACCATCGTTAACACCTTTGTTGAAATTCCGCTCATCAGAATATCTTAAATGAAATGAAAAAACCCTTCTATTATCTTCATCTCTATATTTATTGAGGATAGCTTCTGCTTCTGGTTCAACCTTTATCGAAATATAGGCATCATCTGCCCTCTCCCCTCTAGTTTTTCTTCTGTTATAGGATAATCTACCATTCTCATACTTATCGATGTGAAATAGGTCTGTTGTATTCATACCGATTAGATAAAAACATAATAGACCAACATCCTTTCCTAATTCCAGCAAACTACCTTTTTTCTCGGATGAAGTATCAACATCGATTATGGCATTTATCTCTTCTTTTGTGAGATTACGCTTTTTTGTTTTAGGAGCATTGCCTATTTTATATTTTCTGAAAGGGTAATGTTTAATCAAAATTTCACCAGTATCTTCATCATTGAAGTTCTTTATTGCTTCATTAAAGATGGTACGTAATTCCTTCATGTAATGGAAGACGCCTGAATCAGTTGCGGCCGCTCTGGTGATTTCTCTTAATATGCCATGTTGGTTTTTCCGAATCATTTTCCTCTCCGTTTTAAGAAATGCCTCCCAACCTAACAAAAACTTGTAATTAATCTCGGCAATATCAACATCGCTCCTTTTGAAATAATCTTCAATGGAATTAATGATGGCATTATAAGTCATCGCCTTTGAATCCCTACCCTCTTTTTTAATCTTATCAATGTATTCCCGGGCAAATTTGATAAAGTTGACCTTTTGTCCATCCACCTCTTGCTTAGACTCGAATTTTTTCTCAAGAAATACTTTTAGCTCATCGGCAGTCATGGAAAATGCTGACATACCAAGTTTAGAGACTTCGTCCCTATAATTTTTTAGAGTTTCATTTAATAAATCAATGATGTAGTCATCCTTGATTTCAAATTTTCTATTCAACTGTGCCTTAACCAAAAAAATTGGTGAGTCGATATACCGCACCAATCTTTTGTGGGTTAGCCTGATCTTAACGTTCCAGGTGTTATCCTTTTTTTTATGATGTTCTAATACGATTGCTTTGAAGGTGGGCATTTTGAAAAACTTTTGTAAAACATTTGTGTTGAAATATACAAAAATGCTTGTAGAATTGAAATAAAAAAGGCCGATCTAAATGAATAAATCGGCCTTTAAGGGTGGAGAATATCGGATTCGAACCGATCACCTCTTCACTGCCAGCGAAGCGCTCTAGCCAAATGAGCTAATCCCCCTTGTGGTTGGCAAAAATAGCAATTAGTTTGTTGTTTGCAAATTAAAGTGAAACTTGTTTTTTTACTCTTTAACCTTCAAAGTAGACATTAGCATCAGGCTGCCTACAAACAGTGCAGACTCAAATGGATAAGCTATAAAAAGGTACAAAATAAAAGTTGCAACCGTTATTAGCAGTAGAAAAAGCGATGCTTTACATAGAGATTCCATGGAAAACATTGCAATAAAACCAAGAATATAAATAGGAATGATAAATACTGCTATAAGCATGTACCTAAATTAAGGCCTATTTATTAACAGAATATTAGCCCGGTATTAATTGCTTTATGCTTTCATTTAGTAACTGCTGATAACAATCTACAAACTGACTTACATGAATCCCATCCATTAGGGCATGATTTACGTGAATAGAAACTGTCATTATTTTTTTATCTCCCTCATTTCTAACCTTTCCAAATGAAATTTTAGGGCAACTATCTGGAATGGAAAACTTTCGGGCGTGAGACATTGACTTAAAATCTAACCATGGCAAAGCCGAATAATGGATTACATTTTGTCCGGATGAACCCAAAACTAATCCTGTACTATTTTCTACTTTTTTAATTTCAGCTAATGCGCCGATTTTAAATTCAGAAAAATCAGAGTGAAAATCAATATAACTGAAGCCAAAAGTTCCATTGGGCCTGCTAATAGTTGCCGAGGCGTGTATTGCATCATAACTCCAAACTTCGTTATCTATAATTCTATATCTAAAGGGCTCTATTTTATTAGCGGCTTCTAAAGATTTATACAAGTAAAGTAAGAAAAATGAAACACCCAGTTTTTTAGCTTCATGGTACGTAAAAGTACAATCTATATCTACTGTAATCCCAAAGAAAGGTTCTTCGAAAGTGTTAAAAAAATTAAAGTGATCTTTTCTAATCCAGGTTTCTATATCTATTTTATTTCTCATACAATTAATTTTGGTAAAACATCTGCCAAGCTATCCATCTGGTAAAAATTATCATGCTCAATCGAGTGATCGATATGCTCGTGTACCCATGTAGTGTGGTATGGAATATGTGCGGCATGACCACCAATAGCCAAAACAGGTAAAACATCAGATTTTAAGGAGTTTCCGAGCATTAAAAACTCTTCTGGAGGGCAATCCAAGTGTTTAAGTAATTTTAGATAGTCTTTCTCTTGTTTGTCGCTCATTATTTCTATGTGGTGGAAATAGTGATCCAAACCCGATTTTTTAAGCTTTCTTTCCTGATCTAGTAAATCTCCTTTTGTGGCTACCACTAATTTATATCGACCAAATAACGCTTTTAAAACATCTTCTACCCCATCCAGCAATTCTACAGGTTTGTTTAGCATCTCTTGCCCCAACTCTATCGCCTTGCTAATAATTAATGGGTTTACCGTTCCTTCTGTTATCCTTAAAACAGTTTCAATCATGCTCAACATAAAACCTTTAATCCCGTAACCGTATAATGGCAAATTGGCAATCTCAGTCTTATATAATTCTGCTGTTACCGTATGATGAGGCAAATAATCTTCCAAAAGACCAGCAAATTTCGCTTCGGTTTCACGAAAATAAGGTTCGTTTACCCAAAGTGTATCGTCTGCATCAAAAGCAATTACGGTAATCTTGTTTTTCATAGGTATTTATTTCTTAATGAGTATTCATATTATGATGATCTCATGCTTATGTTTACTTTTACTGCGACAAAAGTAAATCAATTAAAATCCGTGATAAAGGACAATTGTCCTGTACCGAAATATGTTACGCACCAACCTTACTTTCTTATCGTTTATTGAACGTTTTTATACCGAAACGGATCAGAAAAAAAATATCAGACTTAAATCTTTTACCAAAGGAACTAGGTTTATTGAGCAGGGCGATACCATTAAAAATATTTATATTGTTAAGGATGGGATAACAAAATGTTTTATTTCTGAAGAGAATGGTAAAGATTTTATTATCGAATTTTTGGGCAAGGGCGAAGTTGTTGGAGAGTTGGAAGCCCTAAAGAAAATAAATTGCCTTTGCAATGTAGAAGCCATTAGTGATGTTACCGTTTATGCCATTCCGGATTACTTTTTCCTTAAGCTGGTTAAAGAAAATACAGAGTTTAATAACATTTTGCTTCAAGAGTTATCTACCAGAATTATACAAACCAGCACACGGGCTTCGTTTCAGCAATTATATACTTTGGAATATGGATTAGATAAATTGCTAAAATTGCAAACAGACGAACATATTACCATTTCTAAAGAGGATATGGCAGCATATCTTGGTATATCCACCAGAAGTTTTAACAGGCTTTTAAAACAATTGAAGCAAAAAACTACTTAA